CCACAACCAGCGCCGCCCGCCCCCGCCCCACCATTATCGACAGGCGCGCTCCCTCCGACGCCCGACCCGCCAGGAGCGCCGCCAAGGCCGCCGCCTCCACCTCCCGCCGCGCCCGAGCCATTCCCCCCAGCGGCCAAACCCGCGCCTCCGCCCCCACCAGACGCCGTCGCGGCCAACTGACCTCCAGCCCCGCCCCCAGCGCCGCCAATCTGCAACAACGCCACCGAGGATGCGTTGGTGTATGAGGTCATGCCTCCCGCCGCGCCGTTCCCGCCAGCGGTCGTGATCGTCGTCGCGGCGGCCCCGCCAGCCCCGCCAGCGCCAATCACGACCGCGCCTGTCGCGCCCATCTGCGAGGCGGTGAACCGCTTGGATGGAGAACACGCGCCACCGCCGCCACCACCACCACCACTGCAAGCGGTCGAGGCAAGCTCAAGCGCGCCACCACCCCCTCCACCACCAGCCGACTTAGCGTACATGACCGCGTACAGCATTCCAGGCGAGCGTGTGTATGTCCCACTTGAATTAAAGACTTGAGTGTTAGGCGGTGGCGCTAGATTATTGACGACGCTCATCGACGCGGCTCCTCTTAAAATTCTTCCATGTATGTCACAACCACCGTCCCGGTGGCGACAACGCCGTAAATCGCGGCGGTGTTGGACAAAACGACGGACGACCCTGGACCCGCGCCAAGGTAAAGCCCGGAACTCGTCGTCACGCTCGACCCGCCAAGATACACGGGAGCGCCACCGGTCGACGATATGACGACATCCACGCGTCCCGTCCCTTGCGCTCCGGTTCGCGCGGCGACGATAAGCGTCGGACTGGTTCCAACCGAAACCTGATTGTGAACAATGTTTCCGGCCCCAACATTGGGCACGCCGCCGACAGCCGAGCCACCACCCGGTCCAGCGGGCGTCACCGGCAACGGGGTGGCGGGCGTCACCGGAGTAACCTTGCCTCCCACCAGAAATCCCACAAGATCATTACTCATTATGTGTCTCCGATGGCTTTTTCGTCGGCGGCGATTTAACCCATGATCTTTGCTCGGGGAACCGAACAAGTCCAAGGTGTTTCCTGGCCGTCAAGCCCATGGCTTGCCTCCTGTTTGAGCCTTTTCGGCGGGCTTGGAAAGATCGTTCTTGGTTGGTTGAGCGTTGTTGGGGAGCTTCTTGAAAGGCTTGGATTTTCCCTTCATTTTCCCCTTGGCCGGGTCCATCTTCTTCATGGGCGATCCCTTGGGCATTCCCTTGCCAAACATCATGTACTCTCTTTCTCTCCCTTTGGGGAGCGCTGGCTACACACTCACAAAATGATATTTATTTGCATGGGACTTCCGCCGCCACCCCCAACCATGTTGGCTTGGCCCACGGTCGGATCGTATCCAGCGATCTTGATCGTGAACATGGAGAGCTTGGCCTTGACCTCGGCGCTCACCTCGCCTGTCCGGTCATGGATGAGCCGCCAGTTCGTGGCGAGCAATTCCTCGGCCTGGAGCCGGGCCTTCATCTTGAAGCTCATCCCCTCTTGGCGCACGAGGATCACCGCGTCGCGAAGCGCTTGCTTGAACGCTGGGTCGTGTTTGAGCCGGAGGTAATCCGTCTGCGTCAGCCCATAGCTCTCGAAGATTTCCCTGATGGTCGGAGCCGTCTTCAGGGCGATCTCGATCGGCAGCGTCGGGGGAAACCCAAGCCGCGAGGGATCGGTCGGGGGAGCCAGGGGCGTGATGGTCGCGGGGACTGGGCTGCTCATGCATCTCCTTATACATATATGATGGAGATTTTCCAGGGCCAAAAATTTTTGGTGGGCACGATCCTTGATTGCTATTGTCGGTGGGTGTTTGGTATTTAACCGCATAATTGTAAGTAGCTCGTTACGCTTTGTCAGTAGATATTTAACTGTTTAATTGTAAGTAGCTCGTCACGCTTTGTCAGTAGATATTTAACTGTTTAAAGATGTAAAGAGGTGTTTCGCAGGATATTTTGTGTGAGCGACCATGAATGCTACCCAGGCGCATCGATCAAACCCCTTCCCCCATCTTCGCCCAAACAAAGAATTACTTCAAGGTCATCTGTTACCGGCGCTAACAAGGGCATTTGACTTCGCTTATACTTGTGCTACATTGATGTGGTCAACACAAACAAAGGAGCATCCCATGCATAACGCCAACGTCGTCGCCTTCGGCCGCAAAGTCGCGAAGGCTTCCCCTGAATACCGCGTCGCCTTCACTGTCGGTCGGTTCACGTATGCCATGACCACGGCGCAGCCCAAGCACGACGCCGACAAACTCGCGACCACGGTCAAGGAACTAGCGAGTTGGGTCGGACTTAAGGTCACGGCTCGCAAGATACAGGTCAAGGACTGAGAGGCACGGCGTGGCGCGGGGGAAACTTCGCGCCAGTCCGGGCGACTTCGCCCACTACCCAAACATTGGAGAATTATCATGGTAAAGACCACTCAGGCTCGGAAGCTCGCCGCCGAAGCCGAGCGCGCCGCGAAGCTCGCCCAACTTGCCGACGCGCAAGCCGCGCTCGCCACGCGTCGGGATGCGTTGATTGACGCCGTCGTCAATGAGTTTTCGAGCAAACAAGCGTTGATCGCGCTCGCCAAGGAGCTTGGCGAGGACAACGCGCGTCAAGCCGTGTTCACGGCGCGCTTTATGATATCGCTTGGCATCGCCAAGGACGAGGCGACGATGCTCTACGCGCGCATCGCCAATAAGACCACGAAGGGCGATGGCGCGGATTTGAAGCCGTTCACCAAAGCTCAGAACAAGGCCAGCGGCGCGGCGAGATTGTACTGGATGAAAATCAACCAAGCTTGCGGTTGGGCTGTTCCCAAAGATCCCAACGCGCCCAAGAATGGGGGAGCGCGCAACACCAAGGATGCCGGCAAGCAATCGCCCGACGCGCCCAAGGTGACGCTGAACGATGCCGTCGCGTCTGAAAACGAAGTGGTGCGAGTTCCCTCCGCGACGGCCGGCACTGAGGACGTACGTAAGTGGATATCGTTGGTGGCGTCACAATCCATGCGCGCGGTCAACGCCCATGCCAAGGCGCTTGACGCCATGGGTGACAAGGGGAGCGCTCTACGGAGTGCGATCACAGAATTTAACCGCGCCGTGAAAGCCGCGATAGGCTGAACACGTATTAACCAATACTCAGAGCGCCCTTCGAGGCGCTTTTTTTGCGCCTCAGCCTATCACATGTCATAGTAGTTATTGATTTTCCGGGATTCTAACCACGTTTAATACAAATCGACCTGGACCTAACCACGTTAAATATTGTTAGACGCGGTTATAACCCACTGATGTTTCAAAAAGCGGGTTTGTCTGTCTGTCTTGTCTAAAGAAATATAATAGCTAACACGTCTGCGAGCACTTTTATAAACAAACAATTCAAATTTCGACCACGTCACCACATGATTTCCGCGTCGCGATTAAACGTGTTTAGAAATCATCCCTACAGAGTGTTAGCTCCTTCTCACGATATGCCGCGCCTGAATTTCTGTTTGTCATCAAATAAAGCATTGATAAATAACGTACTTTAGGCCAAATCCGTGTCCAAGTCGAAGTCCATTTGTTAGGCATCATTAACCATCGGGCCTAGCCGACCCATGGTTTTGTTAATCGCGTCTTGCAACTGCTTGGATTTTATGCAAAGATCGCGAACCAATCACAGAAGGAACGTGCGTATGCTAAAACCTATCAGGCCGCGAGGCCGTCCTAGGGTTCGACCGCTTCCCCCGCCACGCGAGCGCGTATGGACCAAGCGGCAACAGTCAGCGGCTTACGCCATGGGCTGGATGGTCAAGCGCCGTCGCTGGAGCGCTGGCAAGTTCATGGCTTGGATCGCGGCCATCGACCTAGCTCGCTTTCGCGACGACAACGCGGCGCTGTTATTCGTGCTGACAGAAGCCGAGCGCGAGAGCTTCCGGGACGCGCCAGGGCTGTTCAGCGAAGCCTTGGGCTTCATGGCCTATCAAAACGCCACCATGGCTCCGCGCGGCTGGGAAGGCGCGTGCGGCGCGCTGGGCGCGAAGTTCGACATGGCCATGCGGCGATTAGAGCGCTTGGAGGACTACGCGGCGCGCGACGCCGAGAAGGGCTTGTCGCGGCGAGCCGACCCAGGACTAGCCTCGAAAGACATGACGCGCTGGACAGAGGAAGATCAGTCGCGGGCGCGGCTGTTGGGTTGGTTCCTTTATCCGCTCGCCGACTACAAGCCCGTGCTCAGGCCCAAGGGATGGTCGAAAATGACGCCTCAAGAGATCGCGGTCGTCGAGTTGCGCTTCCACGCGAACGCCAAGGTAGGCGAGCCGACGTGCGCGAAAGCCGCCGCGTTCATCGCGCAACAAATCGCGCGTCCCCAACTCGGTCGACGGTCTTGGTATCCGATGGCTCGGTATCGGTGCCAGCGGTACACTTGAAACCAGAGGGGGGATTGACAAGATACATTACATGATGTAATATGTGAACTCGCCGCTCGACGAAACCGGGCGGCGAGCGTCCCCGACAATCTGTTAACGGAGGTAACACAAGCATCATGCCCAACAACAACAAGCAAACCATCATTGATCGCGTTGGGCTGGAGCGGATCGTCGAGCGCCAGGGACTCGCCCCGACGCTGCGAATGCTCCATGAGATCGCGCTGGGCGAGGCCGACCGCCTGCATGCCAACGAGATCGCCATCAACGCCAAGGAGCGGGCGCGCTATTGCGAGCGCGTCGCGGACGTGGTCGGATCGCTCTATGCGCAAGCCAGCGTGGTGGCCTGAGCCATGGGCTTCAACGACCGGAACCTCGCGAAGTACGCCACGCAACGAAAGGAACGCGCCATGCGAGACAAGCGCAAATCAACACAGAAGCCCGCCAGCGCCCATGGCCTCCATTCGAGCGGGTTGGTGACTCCCGAGGCGCTGAAGGCCGCCGAGCGCCACGCTAGCGCGGTTCTTGCCGGCGTCGTCGCTGGTCAGCCACCCCAAAAGCCCAGGCTCAGGCGGGTCGCCCTGGTTTTTCGCAATCAGGACGATCAAGTGTTGGGCGTCTACAACTCACGCGAGCAGGCCCACGAGGAGTTCGTGGGTTTTTTGCGCCCCGACAGGCGCGCCAACGTGCGCGTCGTCATGGGTTGGCTGGAGGTCGAGCGACGATCCTCCGACCCGCGCCCGACAAACTGGAGCGCCAGGGCGAGGCGCTGAACATGCTCCGCGACGAATACGTCATGGGCTTGTGGGCCAGGGCGATCCATCGGAATAGCGCCTTGCTCATGACGTTGGCCTTTCTCGCGATCTCAAGGCTCTTGACGCCAAGCTTGACCGGGAGCGCGGGCAAGGCGATGGTCATGGTCGACGTTCGCTCGGACGCGCAAGCCGACAAGCATTACATGGACTTCTGGCGGCACGCCGACGCCCATGCCATCGCCAAGCTAACTGTTACCGGAGGTAACACATGATCCCCAACGAGATACGATACAACTTCGACACGCTCAAGCGAGCCTGCCACCAGGGGCGCTTGGCCGTGCTGGAGGCCAAGGACAAGCAGGGCCAGCCGGCTTACGTCATCGTCGCGTTGAGTGATAGCGTGGACAAGCCGGGCGACTACGACATGGTTCCGTTCGCGGCCATGATCGTGGGCGATCCCTATGAACAGTTCAGTCCGCCCGAGGCTCCGCCCGAGCCGACCGAGCACGAGATGTTCAAGCTCGAACAACTTCTCAAGATCGAGGGAGATGACAGTGAGCAAGGATGACGAACCCAAGCCGTTCAAGATCAAGCGCCGAGCGAATGGGTCGGCGCGCTACCTCAACAAGCGCCAGGAGCGCGAGTGGCGTGGCAAGCATGATCGCGCCGGGAACCAGACATACATTAGCTTGAGGGGGCGGTGATGCGAATGCATGACATCTACGATCTCGATGAACTCGTCGAGCCGGTCAACGCTTACGAGGAGTTCATCAAGTATCTTGACAAACCAAGCCAATGCGTGGTACACTTGGCTCGTCGGGGCAAGGATATCAAGGTCAAGTCCCGGCGACGGGCTTGCGATATCGTCGCGGCGCTCGATGATGGCTCGTGGTGGGAGGACGCCACGCGCTAACCCAAGCATCTGCTACCAACGCTAACACAATCAATGGAGTATCGATCATGGTCCGCTACACCCAACACCAGCTCGCTCATGTCTACGTCGAGCAGAGCCCCGAGATAACCCACGGCTCGATAGAATCGGGCAACTTCTACTTCCAAGGTCCGACGCTCTATAGCTTCAGGGATAGCTGGCCGCTCGCGACCTTTGTCCCAGGCCGAGCCAACCCGCGCGTGATCCTCGTCAACACCGAGGACAGCGGTCATCGAGGATGGAACAGTGACGGCAAGCAACGTCGGCTGTTGGACGACGCGCTGCGCGGCCGCGAAGACATCCAGATCAGTGTCAATCGCGCGCAAATCATCAAGTACATCAGCGATCAGCGCGCGCATGGCTCGGCCGCCGCGTGGACCAGCCTGGGCGTCTCCCAGGTCGCGGCCGAGATCGAGAAGTTGAAGGACAAGGCCGAGCGCTACGCCAAGCCGCTGGTGAACGCTTGGGATGTCATCCGCCCCGATGGCCATGCCTTTGCCGAGGGTAGCGATGACGAACGCGAGGCGCGATGCCGCTCTATATCCGACGCGCGCATCTTCGAAATCATCGAGCTGTTTGGGCCGGGGACGGCTGACACGCCCGCGCATGACATCGAGGCGCTACGCCAGATCATCCGCGAGGGCTACGCCAAGTTCAATGATCCCAAGCGTGTCGCGGCGCGGGCCAAGAGCGCCAGGAACTCTTGCGTCAGGAAAACCATGGACGCGATCGATAGGTTCTTGGAAGATGCATACGGGTGGGAGCGCGGCCGGCGAGTGAGCAAGATTAATCCCGAGATGGACGCGATCGTCGCGGAGGCGGTCAAGCTCAAGCCCGACTTGATCCTGCCCAAGCTCGCCAAGGTGAGCGAAAAGATGCTTGAGTTCGAGATCGAACGCGTCCATCAAGCTCTGCATCCGCTCGCGCCCGATGTGAAAGCCGCGCAAAACCAGCGCCGCTACGAGATCATCACTTCTGATGAGTGGCGAGCTAGCCGGAAGGGAAACCTGGCGCGCGACTGGGGAAAGGTAGCGCCGCCGACCATGGTGCGTCGTGTCGGCGACGTGGTCGAGACCAGTCGCGGGGCCGAGGTTCCCTTCAAGGACGCGGTCAGGCTCTACCAGCTCGCGGCCAAGATCAAGGAGCGCGGCGTCGAGTTCGTCCCCGACACGATCAACGAGGGGCGCATTCGCTGCGGCGTCTTCCAACTGACCAAGATCACCAAGGACGGCGACTGCGTTGTCGGCTGTCATTACTTGATGTTCGACGAGATGGAACGACTTGCTATCAAGGAAGTCCCGCGCTTGGTCAAGCCTCGGTATCCGCTGCCCGTCCCGATCGCGGCTTGATCCAACCAGCGCCCACGCAATCCCGCGTGGGCGCGTCTGTTAACAGGGGTAACAGATGATCCTTCTCATAATGCTTATCATGTATATCATCGTCGCGGGCAACGACGCCCGCTCGGATAGGGAGTGATCTACTATGTCGCAAACCGTTGGCGAAGTCCCATGATCCAGCCGTGCTGGGTCGTCGTCCACCCCCATCCGTTCGCCACGCGGGGGCATCGTGGCGGACGCGTGTTCCCCCATCTCGATCTCGCGCAAGCCATGGACTATGCCCGAGACCATGGTTTTGAGGTTCTAAAAGGCTGGGCCGACCCCAGAACGGCCGGTTTCGCCATGGCCTACAAACGCAACCGCCAGCGGAAGGGTTGACAAGATCAAGTGCATGATGTAATATGCCTAGATACACACAAGGAAAGGTTATCCCATGAAGTTCAAGACCCGCTTCGGCGATTATGTCCGCGAGGGCGACAGCATCTATGTCGCGATAGGCGATGTCACCTACTTCGCCACGATCCATCGCGATGAAATTCCCGACAAGCCAGACGAGCGCGACTGCGGCTTTTGGCCCAGCCTCGATCCCAACGATGCTGGCTACATCGGTCCCAAGTCCAAGCGAACGCTGGAGCGCCACATGAAGCGCGCCCAGGCGGTCATGGAGGCGTGAAAAAACGACGAATGGTTCTACTGCGGCGTGTCCGTCCGCGCCGAGCGCGACGGCGTGCCCATCACGCATGAATATGCCCACGCGTTGTGGGGCGTGGAGGCGAACTATCCCGGCAAGCGCAAGAACAAGTATCTCGACGAGGTGGCCAACGAGTTGCTTCGCGAGTGCGGGGATGAAGTCAACGAGGCGCTGGTCAAGCGAGCCGCCTAATCTGTTATCGGAGATAACACATGCATGTCATAACGCCGGATCAATTAAAGCGCATCATCAAGGATATCGTCATCGGCATGGGCGAGCCCTGCATGGTCGTTGGCGCGTCGGGCGGCGGCAAGTCCGAAATCGCCGCCCAAGCCATCGAGGAAGCCGGCGCGTTCGAGTGCGACGTGCGCCTCGCCATGTACGAGAGCGTCGACCTTCACGGCATCCCCGCCAAGAAGGACAATCATCTCATCTGGTTCCCGCCCGCGACGCTGCCCTTCAAGGGCAACGACGCGTTCCCCGACGACAGGCCCATCGTCTTGAAGCTCGACGAAATCACGTCGGCCAAGCAGGACGTGTTCGCCATCGCCTACCAGCTCGTGAACGAGCGCCGGGTCGGCGAGCACGAGCTGAAGGACAACGTCTCGATCCTCGCCTTGGGCAATAGGGCGATCGACCGGGGCATCGTGAACCGCATGCCGTTCCCGCTCTGCAACCGGCTGACATGGTTCGAGCTGGGCCTGGATGTGGAGGCGTGGTGTGACTTCATGACCGCCAACCGTGGGATGCCGCCGATCTTCAACGCCTTCATGCGCTGGCGCAAGAACCTGCTCTCGACGTTCGATCCGGCCAAGGTCGAGAATATCGTGGCGACGCCGCGCACTTGGGGCAAGGCGATCAACTATTGGAACTCCAGCCTGCCCGCGACGCTGAAAGAGGCGGCGATGGCGGGCGCGGTCGGCGAGGGTCCGGTGTTGGAGTTCCACGCCTTCAACGACGTATGGTCCAAGATCATTCCGACCGCCAAGATACTGGCCGACCCCATGAAGTGCGACGCCCCAACCGAGCCCAGCATGCAGTACGCCATGTCGATCTCGATCAGCGGCGACATGACGCCCAAGAACGTGGACGCGCTCAATAAATATGTCATGCACAAGCTGCCGCCCGAGTTCGCGGTCCTGATCTGGCAGCTCGCGGCCAAGCGGGACGGCCGGCTCTACGACAGCGACGCTTATCTCGAAGTCGCCAAGCGCTATCGTTCCTTGTTCCAGTGATACATACTGCCTAGGTAGTATAATTCGGGGCAAGACCCTTGCCATGGCATGGACCTCATGTCATGGTGCCGCCATTGATAACAGATGGAGTACATGCAGTGACCGAAGACAACGTAAACGCCGCCGAGATCGCCAACGCCTTCAGCGGCGACGAGGATGACGCGCCCATCCAAGCCAAGCCCAAGCGGACGCGGCCCAAGCCGGTGATCGCGGAGAAGGTCGACCGCGAGCCGATCGACGAGCCCGAGGTGAAGGCGGCCAAGGCAAAGCGCAAGGTCATCGGGCAGGCCAAGACCGCGCCTGTCCCCTATGTGGGCAAGGAGATGCGCGCGGCTCGCGCCAAGAAGCCGGCCAAGGCAGTGAAGGAGGCCGCGACGGCGGACAAGCGCTTGGGCGGCGCGCTCAAGGTCCATGGCGCGAGCGACAAGGAGGTCAAGGCGGCGGTCGCGGCGCGGCGCTCCAAAAGCAAAACACCAGTCAAGGTTCTTGTGGCCGCCAAGGTGCCTGTGAAGAAGGCCAAGCCCGTCGCCAAGGCCAAGAAGACCGAGGCTCGACAGCCCAAGATCGAGGTGTCGCTCTCGCGGTCGCGCCAGCGCAAGGGCGGCGTGGGAGCGGGCGCGGTGCGCGGCGCGGATGGCGGCCTGCGACAGGTGACGATGACAATCACCTTGAAGCAGCACAAGAAGCTGGCGCGGTTCGCCAAGGACAACGCGGTGTCCCTGAGCGAGGCGGTTCGTCAGAGCATTGACAAGGCCGTGCTGGCGTGACCGAAGGCAAGGATGATCCGCGTCGGGCTTCGTTGTCCGATGCGGAGGTTCGCGTTCTGTTTGCCGCTCAAACAGGCGCGAGGTTCAAGATGGAGCGCGTGTGGGACGACAGGGGACAGTATCGCCTCACGCACTATTATCTCAACAGCAGGGATGTCACGCGGGAGCTAGAACACTTGATTGAAAACGATTTCCTTGATGACATACATGTCAATGGCGTGGATGGAGAAGGATGATCTACTATGCCGTTCAAAAAATTGACCGAGCATGATGAGCGTGTGTGGTTCGCTTTCCTCGTTGGCGGCGTCGATCGATGGTCCGCGAAGATCACGCCCGCGAGCCAGGCTTCCCTGCGATGGGGCGAAAAGCCGAAATACTTCTTCAACAGACGAGACGTGACGAACACGATCCTGAAGTTTCAGCGACGCGGCATGATCGACTTCCATTACAGACCAAATCCACGCGAGAAATGGAAAGACAAAAACCCATGGACATCACGTCCGACAACTGCGCCCGCGTCATGTTCGCCCTCGCCAACGGCGACGTGAGACTTATACCCAAGTACAGTAATGCCGGCATACATATTTATGTTTTCAACGGCGAGGATGTCACCTCTATCGTGTGCGCCCTGGAGAGCGATCGACGCATAAGGTTAGACGCCGTCAACGATAGATGGGACATCCTTGACGAGAAAGAGCGAGACAAGGAGTTCAACCGTGCCTTTAACCGACGCTGAAAAACGCGTGGAGTTCGCCATCCTCGCCAACATCACGGAAATCGGGAATTGGCGCGCGTTGGAGCGCATGCGGAAAAAGCGCCGGATCGGTGTTAATATCAAGGAGCGCGGCCCAAGATACTCCCTTATCAAGGGCTCAAAGAACAAGCGCAAGATGATGGCCGAGCGCGGCGTCGTGAGACTGGAGAGATGACATGGGCGAGGGCAAGCGCAAACAACAACTTGAGCGGGCGTGGTTCGCGATCCAGATGGGGATCGTCAACCGCGTGATAACCGATGTCAAGCATGGCAGCGCCAACCCACTCGGGCTCAAGAACCGTTTCTACATCAATGATCTTGACATTACCGATGATGTAGCGTATTATATCCGTGTCGGCCGGGCCTATATCCACGGCGACATGGTCGTCGCCTGCGCTCCAGGCGAAATGCCTCGGTTCATCGACGAGGCCGCGAAAATTCCCGTGACAGCGTGGAAGCCCATGGCTTGGTCCGATCACTGGTCCGAACCCGTTCTGTTATCTCCGCTAACGCACCAGAAAGACAGCATCACATGAGCATGACGACATACGAGAAAGCCCGCGCTAGACTACTTGTGAAACACGTTTTTTTCGCGACCATGGTCTTGCAGACCAAGTTCATCGTGAACAAGGACATCCCGACGCTGCGCACCGACATGGTCGTGGTCGAGTACAACCCCGACTTCCTCAACGATCTCGCGATCGAGGTGGCGATGTTCGCCCTGGTCCACGAGATCGCCCATATCTTCCTGAAGCATGGGTTCCGGCGAGGCGGTCGCAACCCCAGGAAGTGGAACCGGGCGTGCGACCACGCGATCAATCTCATGCTCAAGGACAGCGGCATGCAGGTATGGTCGCAAGCCTGCCAGGACCCTAAGTACGCCGGCATGAGCGCGGAGGTGATCCATGATCTCCTGCCCGACGAGCCCGAGGACGACGGCATCGGCGACGACCTCATGGACGGCCCGAGCGATTCCAGCGCCCAGGCGCAAGCCAATCGCCAGATAGACCAGATGATCGCCAGCGCGACCACGTCGGCGAGGCTGGCGGGCAAGATGCCGGGCAACCTGGAGCGCGTGGTCGACGACATCCTGAACAAGCCGGTGCCTTGGAACGAGGTGTTGGCCGCGTATCTCCAGCGCGTCTCGCACGACGACATGACGTGGTCGCGTCGCAATAGGCGCTGGGAAGGCATCTACATGCCGGCGCGCTGGAACAAATCCATGGGTGAGTTCGTCGTGATCGGGGACACCTCGGCGTCCATGGACAATAGCGTGTTCGGCCGGATCGCCAGCGAGATCAATTATGCAATCGACACCGTCAACCCCGAGCGCGTTCGCGTCGTGTGGGCCGACGACGCCGAGTGCTCGCTCCAGGAGGTGTTCGAGCGTGGCGAGGAAGTGAAGCTTCATCCCAAGGGCGGCGGAGGCACGGACATGCGCAAGCCGCTGCGGTTCATCGAGCAGCACGACCCGGTTGTCGTGGTCCTGGTCACGGACTGCTGGACGCCTTGGCCGAGCGAGCCGACGCCCTACCCCCTGATCGTGCTGTCGACGACGGACGCGCCCTCGCCTGATTGGGCCATGAGGATAAGGATCGGGGTGGAATGACCGGGCGCTACCACGACAGTTTCGTGGATGCTCGCTGGGTCATGCGCGCGGACGGCGGCGAGATGGTCATCCAAGGCATGCACACCACGTTGCGCGATGTCTACATGGCCTTGGCGAATGAATGGGTTTGGCTGATCCACAAAAGGAAAGATCGGTTTCATCTCACTCATCTCGACGACCTGCGGCCATTCAAGCCGAACAACCTGATCGTTCTTTTCCTCCCCGAGGGGCGATCGTTCAGGACCATTGACGCCGCCAAGTTCGCGGCGTCGATCCAAGACAAAAAACGTCTGACCACCAAGCGTCGGTTTCTCGTCAATCAAAGCAAGGCGGTCACGTTCAGTACCGTGATCGAGGAGGAGGACCCCGAGGATGGATAGCCGGATCGATATCGTCGCGCTCGTATCCCCCACGCAAGAAGTGCTGATGTTCCACACCAGGACAACCAAGGACGCGGTCAAGACCTTGCGAGATGTTTACGACTTTTATAGCGACTGTGTGTACCTGATATATCAAGATCAAGGATCGTATTGGGCGACGAACCTGGAAGCCGCTCGAATTGTTAAAATACATGCGAAATCAATGTATGATGTCGTGCTGCCTCGTGGTCGCAAGTTCCCGACGCTCGACGCGGCGTTGTTGATGTCCCACCTGGAAATTTCCAACAATTTTGGCCCGATCTTGGGCACGCTAAAGGAGAATGAGTGGATCAAGTCCATCATGTTCGAGGAAGAAACATGATCGAGACGGCGGGAGAGGTCAGGGGCTACATCCATGTCGATGGGCATTTCTTCATCGGCGCGCATGTGGGGCGAACGCTTACTCTCCACGAGCTTATCGATGTCGCCGGGGACGAGACGCGTGGAGCACTACTAAGATGCGTCGATGGTTGGTACATCATTGACATTCTTGGCATTGAAGTGTATATGGATGAGCCTTACGCGCGGTCGACCACGCATAGGCGATTTCCCACCGAGGAAGCGGCGCGGTTCGCCATTGATCTTGGCGTGTGCCTGAGGCCCACGCTCTTGGATACGCGCCAAGAAGTTCTCGACCTTAAGCGAAGATTGATTACACAACGAAAGGAAACACGAAAATGAGCATCGTTACCAAGGCCATGATCGTCAACTGCAACGTCGGCATGTGGGAGGGGACTCGCCTCGATCGAGGCGCGACCAAGGAGCTGACCGATCGGGCGGGAGCCAGCGCCGACGCGGCGCGCGTCAACAAGCATCTCATCGCCAAGGAGTGGCTCGCTCCCATCATCACGGCGCGCGGCACGCTGCGTAACTACGTCATGGGCATGACGCTGCCGTGGAAGGACAACGGCGACCGGCTACTTCCGCGCCGCGCCTACGAGCCGTTCATCGAGGAGTTCGAGCGACTGCATGCCGCCTTCAAGAAGGAGGTCAAAACCTTTCTCACCAAGGGCTACCCGACAGCGATCGACCAAGCCGAGTTCCGGATGGGCGAGTTGTTCAACCCCGCTGATTACCCGCGCGTCCAAGACCTGGAGGGCAAGTTCTACGCGCGGCTCGTGATCGACGCGGTCACGGAGGCCAAGGACTTCCGCGTCAACATGGAGAAGGACCAGCTCAAGTCGATCCGCGAGGACATGGAGGCGGCGATGACCGAGCGGGTCAACAAGGCCATGGGCGAGGTGTGGGGGCGTCTGGGCAAGGCGCTCGGCCATTTCGCCGCGAAGATGGCCGACGGCGACGCGATCTTTCGCGACAGCACCATCGAGAACCTGCGCGAGATCGTGGACTTGTTGCCCGCGATGAACATCCTTGACGACCCCGAACTGGATCGCATTGGCGCGGAGATCAGGGACACGATCTACGGCTACGAGGCCAAGGACTTGCGCAAGTCCAAGAAGGCTCGCTCGGAGGCGGCCGACCAAGCCCAGGCCATCTTCGAGGGCATGTCTGGTTACATGAAGGCGTTCGGAGATAGTGAATGACACACGAAGAAATCTTGATCCTGATCCAGCAGCAGATCGCCGACACCCAGGAGATGAAGGATCGGCTCAGGCGCATCGAGACGCGCCTGACATCGTTCATGGAGCAGAACGGCTTCGACACCGGCTCGAAGAAGCCTGAATGGCGACAGGACCACGTCGTCATCCCCTCGATGTCGGCGCGGCTCGACGACATCCTGGCGGTGATCCCCGTAACCTCGCCAATGGCGAACATCATTCACAAAACCAAGCGCGTGGCCAGCCTCGGATTTTACAAGGAGACGTAAATGCAACTCAGCGATCACTCAATTGCGTGGATGTGCGGGGCGTTCAAGGACCCCGCCATCTCCTTCGGCAAGCCCATGATCTCGCCTTTCGTGGGCAAGAAGACCATCGTCAATGGCAAGAGCCACGGGCTTTCGTCGGCGAGCTATGACATCCGCCTGCGCGACGCGCTGGTGCTGGGACCGCATCCGGGGTTCATGATGCGTGATCTCATCATGGATTGGCCGGACAGCTATGACCTAGTCAGTGAAATGCGCGAACGCTTGCGTCATGCTCCGCCCTGCTACGCGCTCGGCGTCGCGCTGGAGACGGTGTGCATTCCCAATCATGTCGCCGGCTATCTCCTGGACAAAAGCACGTGGGCGCGTGTCCATGTGGCGCTCTACAACACACTCCTTGATCCTGGGTTCGAGGGCGACTTGACGCTGGAGATCATCAACAACAGCGATCAAGTCGTGGAAATCCAGGCGGGCGACCCCATCGGCCAGCTCGTGTTCCATTGGCTCGACCAAGCCAGCGACAAGCCTTACACCAACGGCAAGTACAGCGGTCAATCAGGCGTAACAGGGGCAAGGTATGACAATGGCGACGGCACATGGACGCAAACCTAGGAGCCATCCATGAGCGGTGACTACCCCGTCGAAAACCCGTTCGGCAAGATGCGCGGGCGCTATGACGAGGCCATGGCGCGACGTGTTGTCAAGGACCTTCGTCAGGAAACGCTCGATCACATTTGGGCGTTGGGCGATGATGACCTCGCGTGGCTGGTCACGGCGCACCGAGAGCGCGACAAGACCGGCAAGCATCCGCTGCGCATGAAGCTTGACCTGCAAACGGAAACGTTGTAGGTAGTCGCTTTCACCACGAAGGCGGCGACCATGGAACTGGAAACATTTTCCGGCGTGCCAATCCCTAGGAAGTCGCATGGGAAGGCAGGCCGGAAGACACGCGTTTACCCGTTCGCCACCATGGGCGTGGGCGAGATATTTTTTATTGAGAACCGCGAGCGCAATAACATCATGTCCTACGCCTCGCACCAAGGCAAGGCGCTGGATCGCGAGTTCACGACGCGGCTGTTGTGGGCTGTCAAGAACAAGAAGAGTGCCTGGGAGCCGTGCCCGGAAGGGACCAAGGGCTCGGTCAAGGGCATCATGGTGTGGAGAACAAAGTGAAACTGTTGAGTACGCGGTTTCTCTCGGCGACTCAGGTTCGATCATGATCTGTCAACAAGGGTAACAGATAATGGAGTGGGACATCTTCAGACACACGGCGTTCGATTTCGAAACAAGTGGCACGAAGCCCGAGCACGCGCTCCAGCCCTGGCGCGCGCGGGCTGGCGACTTCTGGGCGACATCCTTGGTTTGGGTCAACGCGGAGCTGGTCGACGACGAGCTGGCCTACCCCGACCAAGGTGGCCTAGAGCCAAGCGCGCTCATGATGTCGCGCATGCTGGAGCAGGCGCTCGATGAGAGGAAGACCCTTGTGGGGTGGAACACGGTGTTCGATATCAGCGTGCTCATGGCTTATGGGCTGGAGAAGCGAGCTTACCAATGCAAGTGGCTGGACGGCATGCTTCTGTGGCGGCACCTGGAGGTGGAGCCCGAGTACGACATGATGCCGCGCTCGAAGAAGTCGTTTGGGTTGAAGACCGCCGTCGCCAAGTTCATGCCCGAGCACGCCGGCTACGAGGAAGACGTGAACTTCCACGACCCAAGCCCAGCCGCGCGCGCCAAGCTGCACGCCTACAACGTCCGCGACAGCACGTTCACGCTTCAGATCGCTGGGGCGCTCTGGGACGCGCTCAACGAGCGTCAGCGGCGGGCGGCGCTGATCGAGGCCGAGTGCCTGCCCATGCTGGCCGAGGCCAACCTACGCGGGCTCCTGATCGACCGCCCCGTGGTCCACGCGCTCAAGGCCAAGCTGGACGACACGGTCGAGATCATGAGCGCCAAGCTGGGCATGATGGGCGTGGACGAGGTCGTCATACGTTCGCCCGTCAAGCTGGCCAAGGTGCTGTTCGAGGATTGGGGCTTGCCCGTGCTCAAGCTCAACAAGTCGAAGAAGACGGGCAAGACCACGCGCAGCACGGACAAGTCGGTGCTGCACGAACTGGGCATACACGATCCCAGGGTCAAGGATATCAGGGCGTATCGCGAGGCGCTGAACAACCGAACCAAGTTCTGCGACGGTCCCTTGATCTCGTCGGCCTACAACGACGACGGCTGCTCTCATCCCTTGGTCGGCGCGTTCAAGACCTACTCGGGGCGCATGAGCTACAGCTCGAAGCAGCGAGCGGGGCGCAAGCCCAAGGATGTTGAGATCGAGGTGGAGAGCGAGGATGCCTGAGCGCGCCAAGCCTGTGCGGGAGATTTACGTCTGCAAGCGTTGCGGCAAGACCAAGACGCGACAGAAACCACGCAATCACACATACAAGTATCCTGGCGTATGTGTTGTGTGTGCCCAGGCTTTGTCCAAGCCGCGCCTCTCTGGCGTTCTTAACGAGGACGAGTTCTGATGCCTGATCTTCCCATCGGGTTCGCCCTTCATCAAATGAAGAACGATCCCGAGTTCAGGGACGGCGTCGTGCCTCCGCCCGGCTACACGCTCATGGAGTTCGACGCGGCGGGCCAAGAGTTTCGCTGGATGGCCATCGCGAGCGGCGATCCCGTGATGTTGCAAATGTGCGAGCCCGGCGAGGACGCGCACTCTTACATGGGCGCGCGTTGCACCGCTGGCACACCCGACGAGGTCGCCTACGAGATGTTGCTCGCGGGGCATTTGAAGGAAGAGAAGTGGACGAAGCCACTTCGCAAGAACGGCAAGGTGGCGAACCTGTGCGCTAGTCATTCTTCTCCCATTTTGACAGACCGTGGGCATGTCGCCATACAGGACGTGCGACACGACGACCTCGTGTGGGATGGGATTGAGTTTGTCGCTCACGATGGCGTCGTGTTCAGTGGTGTACTTCCGGTGATGACACACCAAGGGCTAACCCTGACGCCAGACCACAAGGTGTTAGTTGATGATGATTGGGTCGAGTTCCAAGAAGTCGCGAAGCGTGGTCTCCGCATTGCCTCCGCATGTTGGTCAAAGGTTCGGATTGTGGACGGTATTATCCGCCGAGCTAGAAAGGAGGGACAGCGAAAAATACGTGAGGTGTGCATGCGAGTGTGGGACAGTGTTGTTGGTCGGGCTCCAGAATTTGCGCATGGGCAAGTCAACGGCATGCAGGTCGTGCGCGGCTCGTCGCCGACACGCCGAGGCAGGACACCATGTCAATGTCACGCCAGTGGATCGAACCCTGCAACTGAGGGTATCGAACTGGTTTTCGCGTTGCGGCAATTCGGGGGACGGGTCCTATCGCAACTATGGCGCACGTGGGATCGAGTGTCGGTTTGCCTCGGTCAAAGAGGGGGTGGAGTACGTCAAGAAGACGCTACCTCACCCAACTTACGCGGGTCTGGATATCGATCGAAAAGACAACGAGGGGCACTACGAGCCGGGCAACCTGCGGCTGGTCACGCGCAAGGTGAACCTGCTGAACAAGCGTGGTGGGAGCACAGTGTCGTGGAGGGGGGCATCGATCCCGACCTCAACCTGGGTCGAAAGTCCTTACTCGCTGACTTGTACGATGCGCTATGCGGCGCGCGGGCTTTCTGGCGAAGATATTCTGCGCCGAGCGTGGCTCGCCGTTCAGGAGAAACGCAAAGGGTGGCGAACGATCCAGTTGAAGCTCCTTGCTACGACATCGTGAATTGCGGCCCACGTCGGCGATTTTCGGCGAATGGGTTCATCGTCCACAACTCGCTTCAATACCGCACGTCGGCCCCCAAGCTGCTCCAGGTGGCGCGCGTGCAGTACAATATCGACATGACCATGGGCCAAGCCAAGAGGATACATTCTGTCTATCCCAGGACCTATCGCCGGGTCCCCATTTATTGGGAGAGACAGATCGCGCTGACAAAGAAGACCAAGTATGTCGAAACCTTCGCGGGACGGCGCGTCCAGGTCGAGGGCAACTGGTCGCGGGACGGCTGGCGCATGGGCTCGACCGCGATCAACTACCGCATTCAAGGCACCGGCGCTGACCAGAAGTATCTGGCCTTGGCGGTGCTCAAGGGCTATTGCGTTCCGAACGACATCCACCTCGGCTGGGACCTACACGACGGTCTCTATTTCTACGTGCCCGACGCCATCGTCGATCGCGCGGCGCATGAGATCAAGAAGCGGCTGGACAACCTCCCCTACAAGCGGGCATGGGACTTCACGCCGCCCATCCCCTTGGTCTGGGATTGCAAGGTCGGCCCATCGTGGGGCCAGCTCAAGGGTTACGAGTTTCACTAGGAGTGATGATGATGGCCGAAGCCATGTTTCTGTTGAACGAGCGCACAGGCAAGAAGTTCAGGATCATTAAGATCGACGCCACCAAGAAAGAGATCACGTTGAAGGGCGACCACAACGCCTTCACAGATCCCTACGACATCGAGAAGTTGAAGAAGCTCGGCTACAAGCCGGTGAAGTTGGAGGTGCCCGATGTCGCTCCTCAGTGAGCCCGAGCGGTTCGCGCTCGCGCTGATCCTCATCATTGTCTTGATGGCGGCGTTTCAGTTTCTAGGACCACGCCAATGATAACCAAGACCCATGCCGACACGCGCGATCTCGACAATATCGACATGCTCGTAATAGTGGCGCGTGACGCGTTCGAGGCCGAGGTCGCGCGGCTGCGCGACGCTCACGCGGGCAAGACCATCACGGCTATCGAGATCAATATATGCGCCTCGATCGACAAGAAAGATCGCCGTGTGCAAATGGACACGGTCCTGGACATCATCGATCAAGTCAGCAAGGAGTGATATATGCCTAGCTCACCCGGCTACGTCAGGAACTACAAGGAAGAAGAAAAGACCGCCAAGGCCAGGGGCGAGACTGGCGCGGGCCACGACAGCGGCGACGCCACCCGGCACCGCGCTCGCCGGCAAGCGCTCAAGCTTGGGCTGGTCAAGCCCAAGCAAGACCTGGACCACAAGAAGCCGCTCGGCAAGGGCGGGGCGAACACGCCCTCGAACTATCGCGCCGAGAGCGTCCACGCCAACCGGAGCTATCCGCGCAATCCGGACGGCTCCATGAAGGCCAACCACGAAGCCACCAAGCCAGGACACGACAAGAAATGATCGCGTATCGCGTCAACGTCGACGACATGCCTGACAACGGCATGGACTATATGCCAGGGCTCAGCGACATGCTCGCTGGGTTCAACGAGGACGTGGTCGTCGCCCAGCTCGGCGAGGCCATGATCGCCGCCCAGCGGGTTGGCTGGCCTGGGCAGATCGAGGGCGATTACCTCGTGTTCCCGGTACCAGTGCTCGGCAAGGGAGTCGAGCTGGGCTTTATGTGGCGAGACGCGACGCACTACTATGTCGCGTCGCCGAAAGGATTGGGCGGTTTCGCGTTCGAGACGGAGCCCGAAAAGCCGTCGCAAGTTCGCGTGGCCGGCGCGCATCGGTCTGTCGAGTGGAAAAAGTCGCAGAACGGCAACCCGACGGCCAAGATCAAGGGCTACTCCTGCACTGTGTTTCGGAGCAAACGTGGTCCTGGATACGGCGGGATCATCTCAGGCGCGGGAGGGGCTAAGGTTTTCACCAAGACCCATGATACGGAGGACGAAGTCAAGGAAGATATCACGGAGAATTTCGACGCCTACACAGAGGAGATGAAGTGACCGAGGACGACTTCAAGAAGGCCAACGAACTCGCCAACAAGCTTAACCAAGCGTTCGCGGAGGTAAGCCAAGGCGAGCCATTCGACATCCGGATATTCATCATCGCGGCCGGGACGTTCGTCTCGACCTATCTCGCCCACATCCCGCCCCTCGAGCGCCCGCCGCTGCTGAACTTGATGGTCAGCGGCATCGTGGGCTCGCTCGTGAAGCAGGACATGGAGCAACAGGGTGGAAACCCTTCAGGGAAAGTTCACTAACATGGATAATGGATTGCAAGTCATGGTCGACCTGGAGACCTGGGGTACCAACGACAACGCGCTGATATGGTCGATCGGGGCGGTGAAGTTTCTGTTCGACAAGCCTGGGCGGGTGGAGGACAGTTTCCACGTTGTCATTGACCTCGGGTTTTGCGAGAAGTTCATCCAGCCGTTCGGCTTCAAGATGGATGTCGGAACGCTCTTGTTCTGGATGGCCGAGAAGAACGACGCCGCCCGCCACGCGATCATGAAGGAGAAGGGCGTCGACGTGGTCGAAGCGCTATGGGCCTTCAAAGACTGGTTCGGCCCCAAGAGCCTGCCGACCTGGGGCAACGGCGCGACTTTCGATCTCGTGATCCTGAAGAACGCCTTCAGGATCGTCGTCGGCGAGACGATGCCGTGGTCCTACAAGGATGAGCGCTGCTTCCGCACGCTGAAGGCGCTCGCGCCCGGTGACGCTTGGAAGCGCTACGCGGATGTCAAGCGAACCGGCACGCTGCACGGGGCGCTCGACGATGCGATAACCCAAGCTCACCAAGCCCAGGCACTCATGGGCTCGGGACAGCTATCGCTCGATATCTGATCTATTACCTCCGCTAACAGGGAGACTAGGCCATGAACATCGGCGACCGCGTCGAGAAGATCAAGGGCTACCGCTGGCCCGGCGTCGTGGTCGCCGTGTTCAAGACCGTGCGCGGAGAGACCCGCGTCGTGGTGGAGTGCATCGTGCCCGCCGTGCGTGGCGCGCTTCACATTTACGCCCCCGAGCAGTTGCGCCTGCGCGCCGCGCCCATGGCTCGCGAGCGCGTCAAGTCTGGGCATCTCGTGGGCCAGCTCTGCATGAGTTCCAAGCTTTCCGAGAGGGAAGTCCTGGAGATTAGGGCGACCTATCAGAAGGTCAAGCCGGGCCAGCGCAGCGGCGCGTCGAAGCTCTGCGCGCATTACGGGATCACGCGCTCGACGCTACGCAACATCATCAACCGTGATACCTGGAGACACATATGAACAAGCCCCTCGCATGGTCGTTTACGGCTTTATCTGATTTTCGTAATTGCCCTCGGCAATATCACCACAAGCGCGTGCTCAAGGACTTGCCACCCGAGGTGAAAAGCGAAGCCATGGACTGGGGCAACTATGTCCATGAGGAGTTCGACAAACGCCAATCGCGGATCGAATACAAGCTGCCCGCGAACATCGCGGATCATGAAACCTATATGACCAAGCTCGACGCGGCGGGCTGGGAGATCGGCCGGATCAAGTTCTGCGAGGCCCCGATCGCGCTCGACCACAAGGCCAAGCCGATCGCGTCCTCGTGGCGCAACGACGGAATATGGTATCGCGGCAAAATCGACTTCCGCGTGCTCGACCGCGAGGAGGCGGGCGATTTCTGCATGCTGGTCGATTACAAGACCGGCAAGAAGAAAGATCAATGGGATGAGCTGGCGATGTTCGCCATTCACACATTTCTCCAGTTCCCGCACATCAACTTGATTGACGCTCGCTATTACTGGACCGTCGACAAAACGGAGACCCGGAAGGTGTGGGGGCGAGCCGACATCCCCACGCTCTGGAATATGTTCTTGCCCGACCTGAAGCAGTACGCGCTCGCGTTCAAGACGGACACATGGCAACCACGACCCTCGGGACTTTGCCATGGGTGGTGCCCCGTGAAGACGTGCGAGCACTGGCGTCCGATGAAGGAGAAGAAGTGATGACCGGCGACGAACTCATCGTGATGCTGCAAGCCTTGAGCGAGGAGGACCGCAAGCTGCCCGTGGGTGTCGCCAACGGCGCTTACGATGACTTCGAGGCGCAAGCCGCCGAAGTCACGGACTTCTACCTTATGCGCGCTAATGGCGAGAGCGGCCACCAACGATACATTGCAGTAGGGAAGCCAACTAAATGAGCGACGACAAGAAGAACCCTCCCATCAAGCCGACCACGGTTAATCCGATACCCAAGCGCTACCCGCGCAAGCCCAATGACATCCCGCCCGGCACGCCGGTCAGGATACTTACTGGCGACGAACGCATCATCAAGGATGACAAATGACCAAGCTCAACCCTCTCGAAGCCGACGTGAAGAAATCCGTGAAAGAGCTCCTTGATGATCGAGGCTGGTTTTGGTGGATGGTCCCCCAAAATGGTTTCGGTCGCTCAGGCGTCAGCGATCTCCACGCCCTGAAGAATGGGGTGTTCATCGCGATCGAGGCCAAGCTCGCCAACACCGGCAAAAAGGCGCGACCCAGCGCGCTTCAGCGCGGCTTTCTCAACTCGGTCAACGCCCACATGGCCTTTGGGTTCGTGGTCAACGCCGAGACCACGAGCGTGCTCAAGAAATGGCTTGACGCGTTCGAGCGCTCGACGCAAGCTAAGGCCCAAGGCGCTGCCCCCGATCCCGAGGACGGCGCGATGATGCTTGAGGCTATTCGGATCATGACCGAGCAACTGAAGAGCGACGCCTGATGCTGCTTCACGCGGCGACGAGGTCCGTGGTCCTGCAAGCGCCTGATCCCTTGATCTTGCGCGACCTGATGCCGGCGGAGAGCCGGCATATCAGCCACCCCGACTTCAACATCACCGTCAAGCACACGCTTGAGACGGCGAAGCTCCTCAACAACATTGGGTTCAAGGTCCAGTCGCCGATCGTCAATCAATACAAGTTCCCTGGAAAGTACAAGCCGTTCGCCCACCAGATCGAGATGGCGTCGTTCATGACGCTGCACGATCGCTGCTTCAATCTTTCAGAGATGGGCATCGGCAAGACGGCCTCGGCGCTGTGGGCCGCCGACTACCTGATGTCGATCGGCGTGGTGCGCCGCGTGCTCATCCTCTCGCCGCTCTCGACGCTGGAGCGCGTGTGGCTCCAGGACATCTTCGACGTGCTCATGCATCGCAAGGCCGTCGTGGTCCATGGGTCAAGGGAGAACCGTCGAGAAGCGCTAGGGCGCGACCAGGACTTCTATCTGCTAAATCATGATGGGTTGAAGATCGGGGAAGTCCGCGAGGCGCTGCGCAAGCGTCCGGACATCGATCTCATCATCATTGACGAGGCGCATCAGTTCCGCGAGCGAACGACCGACAAGTTCAAGTCGCTCATCACCATGCTGAAGCCTCGGCACAAGGTATGGGCCTTGACCGGAACACCATGCCCGAACAACCCAACCGACGCCTGGGCCTTGGCGCAAATCGTCGACCCGTCCAAGGTGCCGAGGTTCTTCGGCGCGTTCAGGCGGGCCACCATGCTTCAGGTGACGCAGTTCAAGTGGGTGCCGCGCGCCGACAGCTACCGCGACGCCTACAACGCGCTCCAGCCCGCCATTCGTTTCCTCAAGGCGGACTGCCTCACGCTGCCCGAGATGATGCCGCCCAGGGATCATTTCGTGCCCTTGACCAAGGCCCAGCTCGCGGCCTACGCCGACATGAAGGAGGACATGCAAGCGACGCTGCGGGCGGGAAAGATCACCGCCGTCAACGCGGCGGACAAGATCAATAAGCTTCGCCAGATATGTTGCGGCGCGATCAAGATACCTGGGACCGACACATACGAGAGCGTGGACCACGCGCCGCGCGTCAGGGCGGTGCTCGACCTCATCGCCAAGGCGAGCGCCAAGGTGCTGGTCGTCGTGCCGTTCAAGGGGATCATCAAAGAGCTTGGCCGCGAGATCGGCCAGCACCATGGCGTCGGCGTCCTCAACGGCGACGTTTCGTCGGGGGCGCGCAACCGGATCATCCAGGCGTTCAAGACGAGCGCCGACCCGCGCGTGCTGCTCTGCCATCCCAAGGTCATGGCCCATGGGTTGAACCTCGTGGAGGCCGACACCTTGATCTTCTACGCGCCGATCTATTCCGGTGACGAATATGAGCAAGTGAAGGAGAGGTTCAACCGAACAGGACAAACAAGGGTGATGAGCATTTTCCGCATCGGCGGTTGCGCGCTGGAGTGGAAAATCTATCAAATGGTCGACGGACGCAGGATCAACCAAGACAGTATCCTCGGCCTCTACAAGTCCATCGCGGCTTGACATCCCTACAAGGTATATGCTACAACATTAATCAGAGGTGGCGCGATGGCCGACATGGAACGCGTGGTGCGCGCTTATGTGAATATCCGCGACGCGCGCGCTAAGCGCAAGCGGGAATGGGAGGCCGAGGACGCCAAGCTTTCCGCCGACCAAGACCGCTTGGGCATGTTCTTGCTCAAGCATCTCAACGACGCCAAGGTCAACTCATCGAGCACGAACGCCGGCACCTTCTACAAGCAGAAGGTCGTCATGCCGTCGGCGAGCGACTGGGAGGCCTTCTACGCCTGGATCGCCGAAAACAACGCGTTCGATTTCCTGGAGCGGCGCATCAAGCGCACCGCGATCACCGAGTACATGGAGACCAACGAAAATAGGTTGCCTCCAGGCGTAAGCACGTTCGACAAATATGAAGTTCACGTACGCAAGTCTTGATTGGAGAAGATAGTAACATGCCTAATGCTGTTCAGACCACGACCAAGGAAGCGTTGCCCGCGTATATCGTCGCTCACCAGGAGAGCAACGAGGGCAACATCGCCGATCGCCAAACAGTCCCGTCGCTGACCTTCGGCGGCAAGACCTGGGCCACGGTGATCGAGGGCGTCAAGACGCCGTTGATGCGCCGCCTGTCCAACGGTGACGAAGAGCCGGTTCAGACCATGCGCGTGATCGTCCTTGACTACGCCAAGGAGCGCGGTCGCCAGTATTACGTCGGCGCGTTCGACCCCAACAATGTCACGGCTCCCGGCTGCTGGTCCGAGGATGGCGTCAAGCCGTCGCCAAAGTCGGCGCAAATCCAGAACTCGACCTGCGCCGGTTGCCCGCGCGCGGTGAAGGGCGACAAGGTGACGGAGGCGGGCGACGCGACCACGGCTTGCCGCCAGCATCGCATGACGGCTGTCATCCCATCCAAGCGCCTGGACTTCTCGCCGCTGCGCATGAAGGTGCCGATGACCTCGGACTACACCGGCAAGAACCAGGAACACGAGAAGGATGGTTGGTTCGCCTTCTCGCGCTACATCGATCACCTGCGTGGCATGGGCTTGAACAACACGGGCTATGTCGTCACGAAGATGAAGTTCGATCCGGACCCGAACATCACCTATCCCAAAATCCTGTTCGCGCGGGATAGCTGGGTCAGCCAGGACGACATCCCGATCATTGATGAAATCCAGCGCCAGGACGCCGTCAAGAACCTCCTAGGCGGGACCTGGACGCCGGCTGGGGCCGATGGCGTGAAGCAGGATGAGGACGAAGCGCCGGCCGCGTCGAATGTTGTGAAGGTCGATCCCAAGGCCGCCGCCGAGAAGGCCAAGGCGCTGGCCCAGGCCGCCACGCAAAAGGTCGCCGCCGACAACGCCGCGAAGGCTCCCACGCCCGACCCCAAGGCTGTCGCCAAGGCCGCCAAGGCGGAAATGGCGCGCAAGGCCAAGGAAGAAGCCGACCGTCTCGCGGCCGAGGCTGAAGCCGACGAGGATGAAGACGCCGACGAGACGATCACGGTCGCCTCCGATGATGACGGGGATGACGGCGAGATCATTGTTCCCGGAGCTTCGTCGCCGGCCGCCGACAAGGCCAAGCCGGTCAACGCCGCGCCCACCAAGCCGGTTACAACGAAGGCCACCGCGAAGCCCAAGGCCGACAAGCCGGCTCCGGCCGCCGAGGAGGTTCCGGGCGACGTGGAAGCGCTGCTGGGCGATTGGGGCTAACGCCGGACTTGTCGCCTCGGTTCCGAAGCGCGATAACCTGGGGCCGCCAATCTCGGCGGCCCTTTGTATTTTAAGGGTCGGTCAAAGTCATGGTCAAGGACGCCTCGCCCAACCCAAAAGAAAAATACGGCATCGCGAAAGTATGCCTCTCGTTCGTGCCGCCGCTGGCGCGTATTCTCGAAGCAAAGGTTATGATGCTTGGAGCGGCCAAGTACGGTCGCTTCAACTGGCGCAAAGACCCGATTGAAGCCAACACATATATTGATGCCATATACCGCCATATTCAGCAATGGGAGGATGGGATCGAGGACGATCCCGAAAGTAAAGTTTCGCATCTCGCCCATATCCGCGCGTGCTGCGCGATCCTACTGGACGCGCAATACACGAACAACCTGATCGACAACCGCGACAAGTCCAAAGGCATGGCGACTGTATTGATGGCGCTTGAAACTCCGGTGACGTAGCATGGACACCAAGGCCTTCCTCGAAACCGTCTGGCCAGCGACGGGCATTTACTGCATCGCGGTGCCTTGGGTTCCTCCCGGCCGCGCCAAGCCGGTCTACATCCATGAGACCGCCAAGACCATTGACGCCGCGCTGGCGATCGTCAATCGTCGCAAGAACCAAGAGAATGTATTCTTCGCCGTCCACACGCTGAAGCTGCCCCGCGTGTGGAACGAGGCCAAGAAGAATTTCAAGACCGAGAAGGCCGGCGCGTTCGAGGTTCGCACGCAGGACAACATGTCCGAGTGCAAGTGTTTGTTCCTTGATCTTGACGTGGGAGAGACTGATGATAAAACACCTCGCTATCCCGATCGCGACACCGCGCTCACCGAGCTTGACCGATTTCTCCTACGCACTGGATTACCCCAGCCCATGGTCGTGTCATCCGGTTCCGGAGCGCACGTCTACTGGATCATGGAGGAGGCGATACCTTCCGCCGACTGGAAGTTTCTCGCCACCAAGTTCAACCATGTTGTTCGGCGCGAGGGTCTTAGGGCCGACCCTGCCAGGACCATGGATCAATCCAGCGTGCTCCGTGTCCTCAACACGTATAACTACAAGCGAAAGCCCAACCGAACGCCCGTCAAGCTTCTGAGCCACGGCGCGATCACGCCCAACCAGGACTTGGTCGATCAGATCGACCGGCTCGTCGGGCGCGATGAAGTCATCGACAAGACACCCCTGCGCGTCAAGGCGGTCGCCAAAGGCCTTGGCGACCAGGGTGGCGTCAAGTTCCAAGGCGAGCCAGTGACCGTCATGGACCTCATCACGGCGTGCGGGCAGATCGCCTACTTCGCGTCGGTGCTGGGCAACGTGCTGGAGCCCTACTGGTTCAACGCGCTCGGCGCGATCTACCATGCCGCCGATGGGCAGGAATGGTATCAGCATCTCTCAAGCGGTCACAAGGACTACGACCCCGACGGCACGACGGAGAAGGTGCGCCAGTACATGCGCAACGCCGATGGACCGCCGCTCTGCTCGACCCTCGATCAGAAGTGCGGCAACGACATCTGCGCGACGTGCCCAGTCAAGTCCAAGGGTAACAGCCCATTCTCGATCGCCCGCGCCCTGAAGCGTCTCGCGCCCGCGCCGCCTCCCGCCATGATGCTAGCGCCCGAGCCGGAGGTCGACCCACCGCCAGCGCAACAACCGACCATGATCCCAGCGCCGCCGTATCCGTTCTCGCGGGTCAAGGCGGGGATCATGATGGAACTCGCGAAAGCCAAGGGAGAGCCAGATGAGATTATCGTGCTACCATATGACATGTTTCCGGTTGAACTCTCGACAAAGACCGAGTTGGAACGATCGCGCTCCGCTTGGATCATTACGCTCCCACGCGTGGGTCAGCGCCAAATATCCGTCTCCACGGCCTCGCTTGGAGACGACCGCCAACTCCAGCTTCAACTCATGGACGAAGGCGTCATGGTCACGCCTTCCCAGATAGGTCATGTGAGGAACTACATGGTTGCGTACATCCGTGAACTTCAGAAGGCCCAGGATAGCCAGCGCCAGCACGATCACTTGGGCTGGACCGAGCACCGCTCTAAGTTCGTGACGCCAAGGATCGTCATCAACGCCGACGGAACAACCAAGCCCACGCAGCTCTCCCAGATCGCGAGCGACGTGAAGCGCTACCTCACGCAGCGCGGCACGCTGGACAAGCAGATCGAACTGATGTCGTTCTACAACGAACCGGAATACATCAAGCATCAATTCCTAATGCTGACCATGCTGGGCTCGCCGCTACTGCCGCTTCTGAACATCCATGGCGCGATCGTCAACGCCAGCGGCGAGACGGGCTCGTCGAAGTCGACCGCGCTGTTCACCGGCGCGTCGTTCTGGGGGAGCCCGACCCAATATCCCTTGTCCGGCACCGACAACTCCGCCACCGTCGTCAGCACGATCACGAGAATGGTCACGCTTGCCAACTATCCGTTCCCAGTCGACGAGATCACGCGATGGCCGACCGAGGTCGCCCAGAACACCGCGCTCAGCATTTCGCAGCCGGTGCCCGACCGCATGCGCAACCGCGCCGACGGCTCGCCGCAACCCATCCGCTCGGAGGACAAGGGCCTCATCATGGCCACGTCGGCGAACAGCAGCTTGCACAGCATCATCAACAATGCCAACACGGCTGGCGTCGCCACGGCCATGCGCGTGTTCGAGATGCATTTCCCCAAGGCCGACCGCAAGAACAAGCATCGAGCCGACGAGTTCCTGCGCGCGCTGGAGCTGAACCATGGGCATATCGGCGAGGCGATGATGCTCCATGTCGTGCCCAACCTGGACCGCGTCCAGGCGCGGCTGATCGCGGTGCAGAAGATCGTCGACCGCAAGTTCTCATTCGAGAGCAGCGAGCGCTTCTACAGCGCGGTCATCACCGTCGCCCTGGTGGCGCTGGAGCTGGCGATCCAGCTCGGCATCCTGCCATTCGCCATGAAGCCCGTCATGGACTTTCTGGAGCACGAGCAGGTTCCGCTCATGCGCGGCGTGGTCGTGGACGAGAGCAACGCGATCGATCCCATCACCGTCTTGACCAACTTCATGGAGTTCGCCAACGGAGACATGATGAAGACGCGCCAGGAGCCCGGCGATCCGATGCCCGACATCATCCAGCTTCCGCGCGGCGAGATGAAGGCGCATTACGACCTGCATCGGCGCTTTATGTGGATACGCAAGGACGTGTTCAGGGACTATTGCTCGCGGCACGGACGCAGCGCCGGCATGGTCATCCGCGAGCTTCAAGCCAAGGCCGTGTTCGGCCACCAGGACGTGAAGCGCATCCTGGGCCAGGGCACCGAGCACGCCAAGGGGCGCACCGTCTGCCTCGCCGTCAATATGGATCATCCCGAGCTGTCGGGGATCGTCCCAGGCGTCGCCGCGCCCGCGCCGGGATCGAACGTCGTGGCGCTCAAGCCCAACATCCAGGCGCGCGCCTTTGGAGGGAAGCAACATCCATGAAAGCATGGGTTCGCGTTTTCTGTGCTACTTGCGAGGGCACCGGACGGTTGAAAGGCACGCGCGAACGCGCGGGCAGATGCGGCACCATGCGCGGGTATACGCGAAAACGTTGCGACGAGTGCTGGGGCGCGGGACATATCGTGACAAGAAAAGAGGTAACATCCATGATCTTAATCGAGATTGACTACACGAACCACAAGGGCAAGCGCGGCGTCAGGCGCATTCTCGACCCTCATATGGTCTACCTGCCGAAGTCGATCTATTACCCCGGCGTGTTCTATCTCATCGAGGCGCACGACATTGGCAAGAACGCGCCCAGGACATTCAACCCCGCCAACATCCATTCCTGGCGCGAGGTTGACAGCTCCGGGCCGTCGGGCTAAGCACGCCTTGGTCTAGTCCACCACAGACTTTCTCGACCCCCGGCTCTCACCAAGCCGGGGTTTTTTCGTTTAGGGCATCCCCTTGCGCGCCATCGAGCCGCCCGTCCGAGCCGCGCCCGGCGTGCTCATCGGCATCGCTCCCGGCATCCCGCCCCCATTCTGCATCATCGCCATGATGGCCTGGAGCCCCGCTGGCGGCATCGCCGGGTTCGGGGCTGATTTCCCCTTCCCCACCTTCGGCGTGCCCTTGGCGAAGGCCTGGGCCTGATTGGCGCTGCCCATGGGCTGGACGCCCGCGTTGGGCTGCGGGAAGCTCGAACCGGTCGTCCCCGGCTCGCCTTGGGTCTCCATCTTGTGCTGGCCGATCGCGTTGAGCACGCCGATGAGCCCACGGCCCATGTGCTCGGCCGCGCCCTTGTTCAAGACCGCCTCGCCCGGCGCGAGCTTCGCCTTGACGGTGTCTTTGTTGCCGTTGGGCTTGCCCGGCACCTTGGCCGTGCCCTTGCTGTAGCCCGGCTCGCCACCGTCCAGGTGGAGTTTGTTGTCGGCGCTGAACGCGCCAGGGGCGAGACCGCCAGCCGCTTCTCCGCCCTGGGTCCCAGTTAGGCCGCCGTTCGCCCCTGGCTGCACGTTAAGCCGGCCCGAGGGGTAGCCGTACTGCGTCGCGAAACTATGCAGCTCCAGCGCCGAGGGCGCGCTCAAAGGGTCGAGCGTCGCTCGGCCCAAGGCTCCGTAGTAGCCGGCGCGAGCGCCTGTCTCGCCAATCCCCGCTTGAGTTTGCTGGAGCTGCGCCTGGGCGAGCGGCGCGACCTGCTGCGCCGTCTGGTTGGTTTGGAAAGCCTGCGCGCGCTGAAGCGCTTGCCGCGCGGCGGCGTCGCCAGGGAGCACGCTCGCCTGGGCGTTCTCCAGCCCGGTCTGCGCGTCGGCTTGCTGCTGGAGGATGTCGTATTTGCGGTCGATCCGCTCTGAAAACCCTGGGGGCGCTCCGGCCATGACGGCCTCCTTACTCGCTTTGCGTGAAGATATGATCGTCGCTGTTCGAACTGACGTTGCTCGCCGACAGGCTGACGCTGCTGGAGATGTTCCACGTCGAACTGTTCGACCAGTGTATCGCGTTCAGGGCCGCCGCGCCAAGCTGCGCCGCCACCTGCGCTCCAACCTTGGACGCGTCCATCGAGAGTTGTTTCGCCGCGATGTAGAGCTGGCCGTTGGCTTCCGCCGCCTTGACCGCTACCTCCGCGATCTTTTCCTGCTCGTTGAGGATCGCTTCCCACTGCTGGGTCACGGCTTGGTTGAGCGCGCTCGACGCCTGGACCTGACCCGTGTACTCCGCGACTTGTGATTGATTGTACTCGCTCGCCGAGCGAGCCTGCTCGACCATGGCCTGAAGCGCCGCCTTGTAGCCTTCGAGCTGTGCCTCGTAGGCCTGGATGTTGGCCTTGTACGCCTCCACCGTCGCGCCGATCTCGGCGACGCCGGCTTGAACCTCCGCCGCGTAGGCGTCGACCTGGGTCTTGTAGACGTTCTCGATCACGCCCTGGGTCTCGACCCGCGCCTTGTAGCCCTCGATCTGGGCGGTATAGGCGTTGACGGTCCCGACGTAAGCCTGAATTTGCGCCCCGAACGCATCAACCTTGATCTTCTCCACCTCCGCCTGGATCTGAATGATCTGGGCTTCGACCTTGTAGATTTCGAGGTTGGCCAGCGCGGCGTCGACTTCGACCTTGTACTGCTCGACCAAGGCCGTGTTGATGTCGGCCTTGGTCTTCTCGAAGGCGATCTGGGCGTTCAGCTCATCCACGTAGGCCTGGATGCCCTTGAGCTGGGTGTCGTAAACCAGGGCTTGCGTCTTGTAGCCCTCCAGCCGCGCCGCGTAGGCTTGCACTTGCGCGTTGTAGATCGACACCGCCGCGTCGGTGACATACTTCGCCGCCTCCAACGCGCGCTGGTTCACTTGATTGGCGTAGTCGATCAGCTTGCCTTCCAGCTCAACGGCCTGCGCGCGCGCCGAAATGATGTTCTGGAGCTGGATATCGGCCTGCTTATACATGATGTCGCGCGATAAGCCGGAAATGGTGTTGGCCGTCTCTGTCTGAAGCTTGACGCGCGCGTCGATGAACACGCCGGGCGGAAACGCGTAGCCCAGCGTTTCCATGCGCTCCAACTCCAAAAGCGCGTCGGCTTGCTGGCGATACTCGCGCTCGCGACCGGCGTCGAACAACGCTTGCTGCGCTTGCGTCGTGAGCGTCGTGAACGCCCCTGTTTGGATCGCGAGATCAAGGCTACTCTGAAGATCGGTCAGAAGCCCAGATGCGTAGCCGGCCCCCTCCACGTAGGGGATGATATTCGGCGTCGCGATCGTCAATGTCGGCACCAGGACATCGAAGGTGGGAATGTCCAAGGGCTTGAACTGGACGGTGTCCAGCGACATCAATGAAGGCGGGTTCGGCAACTGTATGTTCACCGTGGGGTAGGTGAAATTGAGGTCGAGCGTCGGCGGCGTGGGGATCGCGCCGCTGAACGCGGCGGGGGCCGCGCCGAAGTCAAGAACCGGCGGCTGGGCCTGGAGCGGACCGGGGAGCGCGTTGCCGAGCGAGAGCGTCCCCGAGAAGGGCGCGGGCTGGTTGGGCGTCGTCCACGCGACATCGATCAGCGTCGGCGGCTGGACCGTGATCGGCGTGGGCGGCGTGCCCGCGATGGGGAAGTTCGGAATGATCGAGGGAGGAACGATGCCCTGCGCTTCCGCGCTCAAGGCTGAGATCATCGTGCCGGCGTAATCAACCAAAGCTTGGGCGCACGAGAACATATTGATGGCGTCGCCCCATTGTGGGATCATGCCTGTTTGTTGCGGGCTTTTGTTCTGGGACGACGGCAACATCAACGCCGCCTGCGACGACTGCCCATTGGGCGAGCTGCCGCCCCCGCCTGTATTGCTGGGCTGCGTGCCGCCGGACGAGCCAAGGCCGCTTACGCCAGCCATCCCCTGGGCGACGCCGGCTCCCGAAATAATAGGCATGGATCACCCCTCCGGCAAATCGATCTTGAGGACACCGTAAGACGAGAACCCCGGTGGCGGCTGATACTTCTGCACGACGCCGAAATACATCCGCATGTGCGTCGGCCCAAGCCGGAACGACGCGGCGGGATAATACTTGACCGAGTGGTCGCCGTCCATCAGCATGGCGCAAGGAAAATTCTTGTCGCCGGGCTGCTTCTTGCTTGGTCCGTCTTGATCGTGCCACCTGCCGTTCTTGCCGTACCAAACCTTGCGCGAGTGCGTGTCCGTCGCCATCATGATGACATCGTCCACGGCCAGCGGCCCGAGATCAATGCCGGACCACACGCCGTTCTGGCCGATATTGCTGATTGGGCTATCGTCGGCGGGCGACGCGTTCACTGGCAAGCAATCAAGCCGGCCCTTGTAGATCGGCGAATACGTCGTGGTCTTGTTGTCGGAATACCCGTACCCAAGATCGCCGAAAAGCTCTTCGAACGAGTTGTTGACCTTGTTTTGACCGGGCTGGTACATGACGGTCCCGCCGTTGAGGTGATACACCTCTCCTGTTTTCTTATCGAGATAGGTGAGGAACGAGTTCTCGGTCTGGATGGCGACATACTCGGTCACGGGAAATCCGAACGCGTCGTGGCTTTGAACGGCGTCGATCTGCCACGTCCACAAAGGCGCGACACTTTCATTGTTGATGAGCTCAACTTCATTGGTGATCCAGCCCGGAGACTGCGCTTCCTTGCCCCAGACAGGGCCGCCGACCTGCCCGCAACACACGAAGCACGCCTCGCCCAGAGTCAGGGGGAACAGGATAACCTCGTCGTTCTGCATGGGTCCGTTCTGATCGAAGGGTCCCAAGACCACGGTGTTGTCGCCATCCTCGGCGAAAGGCCTCGTGTTATAGACATCCCCGATGTTCAAGGGACCGTTGACCGTGCCGGGGCCTATCGCCCACATGCAATAGATGTACTGCCCGTCCGTGCTGCCGTCGCTACTCAAGTTCTTGATTGTCGTGCCTTGAACCACGATATTTTCCAAACCCCAGGGATAAGGGTCGGGAAACTGCGTGAGTGGCTTGCCTTGGGGCGACCGCGCGAGGCCACGGCCGATGTTCAGGAAGATATCGTCGTCCATGAGGATTGTGTCATCCTCCCACGACCCGCCCAGCGCGCCGCCCCCTATGGGCACGAACTTGAGCTTGAATGGCTTGTCGACGCGGTAGCTGTCCGGGATATAGTCGCCGCTCTCGACGGGGCCGACAAGCGTGCTGAGCCGCGTCATGCCGATCGTGCGCGCCATGGGCTTGGGGTCTGGATCAAGTCCAATGACGCCACCATAGGCCACGGTGTTCTTTTTCCACCGAGGATCTAGATACTCTTGCGTGACCAGCCCAATGCATGGGCTGAAGAAGGTATTGAGCGTCGGCGGGAAGAACTCCATGATCGTTCCCTCGCTCAGATATTCCTCCGGCGTTTGGGTCCAGCTCTGCTGATCGTCATCGCCATTCTTGGCGTGAAAGGTTTGCGTGTCGGGCACATTGGTGGGCAGCTTCAGTATCTTGATCTCCCAGTATTGCAGCCCGTCGAGCGCGGTCACGCAGATGCCGGAGCCACCCACGCCCGCCGTCCACCAGTTCGACGGCACCCCGTTCTTGTTGAATGTGCCCTTGTCGGGGTCCGTGACGAACCCGCTGGGGCCGTTCGCGTCGAGCCATTCCAAGTCATAGTAGCCCGCGCCCGCGCCGCCCTCGCTATGAAGGAAGACGTTAAAGATGCCCGTCCCGCCTTGCGCCGGGTCCGCCATGGCGGGGATGTCGGGGTTGTCGGCGGTCGGCACCGTGGGCGTGAAGAACGGATCGTAGAGATAGGAGTCGTTCGGAAACTGGGTGTCCGTTATATTCGTGAAGCCCGCGATCGGCCAACCCGTGAACGGCACATCGATGTCGAAGAACCCAAAGGTCGCCAGCTCGCGACCCTTGTTGATGACGTTGGCCGGCACGACTGTCAGCGTGATGATTTCCTGGCCGAACGCGGCGTCATACATGACACGCAATTGGGGCAAGTCCAGGTGCCCGCGATAGACGGGGGCGGAGCCCGCGAGATAGTTCTGGCGCTGGCCCAGCATGAACTGCGTGATCTCCGCCGATCGCGTCGAGACGATCCTGTCGGCGTATTCGGACTGCGTCACGCCGTCGCCAGGGGTCCAGCCAGGAGCGGTCTCGATAAGCCGCCTGACCATGGGCGGCCCGGAGATATGATTGGGCTTGCTCTCGTCGATCGAGATATCGCCAAAAGGCGCGTTAAAGGAGGTCACACTCGCCTCTTGGAGATCAAGGGAATGAACTCAATGCTGTCGAAATCAAAATCCTGCCCCGGCACGATCAGCTTAAACGCGAAATAGCGCGAGCGCAGCCCCTTGCCGGTGTTGATCTTGGATGTCATGATGTCGGGACCGGGCTGGGGTTGGAAGGCGTAGGTGTAGGTCCGTCCGTCGCCAGCGATGAGTTGGAGAAGAAAGTCCTTGGCTCCCGCGCTGTTGGTTCGCATGCCGATGTAAATGTTGTTGAAGGCCGTGAACTTGGAACCGCCAGGGGCGAAAAACCCACTCTGTATCGTGCCATCGACATCAAGGACCAAGTCCGTGGGTCCATCGAGTTCATAAAGCCCCCCGCTATTCGCGGCGATATATTTGCGCCCCATCCGCGCGAACCCGTTGAAGAAGAAGTTTTGGTATTCGGTGATCGCGTTGGTTCGCGTGTTGATGGCCCATGTCGTGTAGTTGCCGTTGGGCGCGACGTAGAGCGCGGAGACGTTGACGATGTCCATCAAGGGATCGCCGGCATAAATCATGCTCAGAAACTCGCCGTCGTCCATGACAAGATCGAACGACGACGCGAGGTTGAACACCATCGTGTTCGCGAATGATGGGTGGATCGCCAGCAAGTCGGAAATATTGCCATTGGCGACGTAGGTCGGGTTCTGCGTCAGCCCAATGCGGAGATTGTCGTCGATCGACGCGCCGAAGAAGCTCGCGAGCGCGCTGTTGACTCGAAGCGCCTCGGCCAGCGCCACGCCAAACGTAAACGTGGGAGCCGCCGCGTGCGAGACGCGGAACCGCTCGATGATCGTCCACGCGACGATCTGCGACGACGCGACGCCGATCGTGACGCGCTCGGACAAGGAGACTGGATACCCTAGTTGATCCGTCGCCGACATCCTCAGCAAGAACTGGGATAGTTGACTGAACGTCATCCGCTCGCTGGCCCGCCACGCGATCAGGACGTTCTCGGTCAACAAAACGCCCCAGCGCATGTCGCCCTTGGGCGTGTCGACGGTGACAAGCCCATCCTTGAGCTGGACGCCTTGGGCCACGACGATGATATTCGAGAGCGTCAATGTTTCTGACAGCGCGGACGCGACGCCGACTGGCGATGCGTGTCGCATCGCCAGATTTTCGGTCTCGACCTGAAGGAAGATGGTCACGGAAACGCCTTATGAGCTGGACGCGCCGAAGGTGTAAGTCAAGAGTAATTGGTCAAGATTGACGACGTTCTTCGCCGTCCCGAACAACGCCGCCGCGAACGACACGCCGCCCGTGCCGCCGATCGTGGCGCTGGAGGTCATGAACGCGCCGTAGATCGTCTGCGTGGTGTTGAACGTGTAGGACGCCCGCGAGGCGCTGTTGCTGACCGACTGGCCAGAGACGGACCCCGGCACGAACTGTTGGCGCGTGCCAGCGGTGTAGCCCGTGCATTCCGTCGCGTTGCCGGGAAGCGTCGCCGCCGTGTCCGTGGCGAGCGGGGTGTAATTCCCGGTGTAGAGCGCGAGATACCATGTCGTGACTTGCGTGACGCCTGCCAGCTCAACGCCGAGAAGATGGTTGAGGGCTTCATTTGTCACTAAGTTGTGGGTGTCCCACTCATCAATGATCTTGCCATCCCGAATATGTTCGCAGTGGAAAATGCCTCCCACGCGCGCCAAGTCCCTGATATGCCGTCGACGCCCAATCGGCTGAAGCCGAGACCTTGCCGGCACCAGGAGGCCGGATGGGGTTTTCTGGTGGTTTTGCATTTAATGATCCTTTTAGTTGGCGACCGGGTTGATGATCGCGTAGTTGTAGATCGAGGTGTCCGACGCCGTCCCCGCCACGGTGAAGCTCGTGCCCGCCGTGATGGTCTTGACGGTCGGGATCGCGCCCACGGTGCCGCCGACCGTGTTCAGGCCAAACATCACGATGCTGGTCGTCTTGATATTGGCGTCCGTGACCGTCACGGGCGTCGCGCCGTTCGCCGTGAGGGTCCCCACGCTCGCCAGACCCGCCGAAAGCTGCGCCTGAAGCGCAAGCTTGGCGCTGGCGTAGCTCGACGCGACGGCGTCGATCACGGCTTGCCAGTACGCTCCGTTGCCTCGCCGACCATGAACTACGTGCATTATGACCTCCTAATGTTTGATAATCGTCGCGATGAAGCTATCACCGATGTTCACGCTGTCGCTCGTCGTGACCCACTTGGCGTTGAAACGGATGATTTCCGCCTCAACGTAATCCCCGATCCTGGCGTTGTTGACGGGTCCGCCCTCGCTGTCAAGAACGGTGACGAACGTATTCATCCCGTCCTGTCGCCGGAACATGGACGCGCCGCGCGCCGCGAAGGGGAAAAAGAACTTGCTCTCGGTCAGATTGTAGGCCGCCCCGCCGTCCTCGGCGACGCAGAACCCGTTCGATGTCATGAACGCGATCGAGACCTGCATCTCGCTATCCACGTCCAAGCCCACCTGGGGCGGGTTGCCCAGTTCGGCGGGGATATAGACCATGGTGCCTGGAATGACGCCCGTGTCGATCACGCGCTTGCGCGGCATGCCTTCCTTGTGCGTGCCCGTGAGAAACCATAGGCCTTCCTTGGTGCCGACATAAACCCCATCGCCGACGGTGCCAAGCATCGTGACCTCGGCCTCGAACATGTAGTAGCCGCGCGTCCGATCAACCAAACTGTACGAATATAGCTCCGTCACCCAGACCGTGTTGCCTTGGGCGAGAAAGATGCGACCGTTGTAATAGGTGATGAACCGCGCCAGCGGCGGTGGGCCAACCAGCTTGCCTCGGATCGCCGGAAGGTTGGCGGTTGGGTTGAGAACCGGGCTCAGGAAAATATCCTGCCCCTGGCCCCAAGGCAGGACCTTGACACCCACCGTGTCAATGATCCCGTTATCCTGGGCCGAGGAGAAATATATGTTCGTCCCTACTTGCGCGTAGGAGAGCGGCGACATGCCCGCCGTCGGGTCTGAGTTCAGCCCGGTTCTCAAGCTCGTGAAGCTATAATCCTTGTTGATGATCCCGAGAGCATTATTCTTGACGCCGTAAACCGTCTCATCCTCGGCGTTGAACAGGCTATGAAAATCGCCCGTGGCGACTTGTTGATACCCCCGACGCCGATGGGGCTGACCAACATCATCGAGATCGATGTTGATCCCCACGGCTAAGTCCTCGGGCGCTAGGCGCTCGGGATTGACCGTGTTCTTGAGCCCGTTCCATTTCGAGAAAACAAGGCTCGCGTCTTCAAGGGGCGGCGGTATCGGCATGCGTGACGACCTCGGGAGGAATGTGAAAGATATTCGATGTCGTCACGAGCGTGCGATGAAACCCAAGATCATCCCACTCCCAACTCACTTCCAGGATGTAATGACCTTTCGGCATCGGGCAAGTGTTGGGTCTCTCCCACCATCCTATGTCCATGATCTTGGGGAACCTGCGGCCAGGATACATGCTGGCGGTTCCCTCCGAGTAGCAAATAACCGAGAAGAACGCCGCGTCGTTCGCGTCCTCCTTGCGGACACTGGTGCGCCAGCGAATTTCGAACGGTCGGTAAATTTCCAAGTCGATATGCGTCAAGGGCGACACGCCGATCTCGGCGTCATCCACGCGCAGCCGGCGCACCTCGGCCCAGTACGTGGTTGGAAGAAACATGTTCGCGAGAACCCACGCCGCGCAGATCACCGCGAGCACCGATGGCACGACGTTCCAGACAGCGTTGACGATATACCGCATCACTTCTGGCCTGTGACGAAGTTGTAGAACCAGGACGGCAAGATGCCCGCGCGCCACGCCAAATACGCGCCGAACGCCAGGGACGCGAACCGGAAAATAAAGCCTACGACCTGGGAGAACCGTCCGATCGCCTTCATGCCAATCCACCACGTAATGATCTCCAACAAAATCTGATGCTCTTCACGGGAAAAGATGAGGGGCACTTCGCCGTTCCGATCTTCGCTCTGCTTGATGGCCGCCAGCAGCTTAAACAACTTGGCTCGATCTTCATCGGGAATTGGAGCCATATCACTTACTACCTCGGCGACCATCAGATATCTCTATTATTTGGGAACGGTCGTAAAGGCTTGAATTTTCACCCACAACGCGTTCAGTTTCGCGAGATCGCTCGACAGATTATTTCCTGGGAGCGCGCAAATTGTGTTGCCTGTCGAGATCGCGATGCTTGCCGCCGACGCAACAGACGGCGACAAGACGCTAACGATCCCAGAGACATCGCCATAATAGCCAACCGCGACGCCCCAGACCGAACACGCTTTCGTGAAGTCGTTCCCCGCAACTTGCGCGAGGGTTAGAACTTTACCTTTGACGGGTTGCGGCGCGGCCACGATAGGCGTCGGACCCGTGATTTGACACGCGCTCAATGCAAGCGCATTCAGCACCAGGGAGAAGACGATGGCTTTCCGCATGCCGCCACCCCCGCCGCCCCCATACCTCCTGGCTTTCGCTTGGGCAGTGGCCTGGGCGCTCCTGCATCCCTCCACGCCGACGCTCACGACTTCACCACGGCGCTCGGCGTTTGCGACGCCGCCACACCCATTGCTCCCCCGGGGGTGACCACCGTGTTGCTGGCTTGAAGCTTCCCGATCGCGCCTTGGACCTTGAGCGCGATCACGGCTGGCGACCATCCCAGGTCATTGATAGTTGGCGCGAGATCGGCCATCACGTTGGCGACGATCTCCCTTACCAAGGGATGTGTGATCGGAATAATCTCCGTCGACAGGTTGGTGGCGCTCTTGGCGATGGCCGCGCCGGCATAGGCGTCGATCCGCGAGGCGACCGAGGCCTTCATGCTGTCGCTCACCGCGTAGCCCGTGGCTTTTTGAATGGCGGTGGCGGCCCACCCCAAGAGCGCCGTGACGATCACGGGCACGATCACCTGGATATAAGGGACGATGAAACTGACGATGGGGGCGGCGCTAATGGTGTTGGCGGTGTCAGTCACGGGTTATCTTCCTTGTGTTTGACTGGGTACATCATGACTGTCGCCGCGTAGTGCCCGATGCAGTACGCGGCGACGAGAATGCCTAGATGGATCAGGATCACGCTTTCTCGGCGACGGCTTTCTCCAGGGCTTCATCGATCGCCTGCATCTCCGCGACCGTCAAGACGCCGTCGATGTCCGCGAGCTGATGGTCGGAAGCGAACTTTTTCAACGCGCCCTTGGTGTTCGACCCCATGACGCCATCGGCTCCAGTCGGACCCACGTCATAGCCCAAGAACATGAGATGACGTTGCACCCAGAGCACGCCGCCAATCTGAAGCCCAGGCGCGTCGCCACCGTGCGCGGCGGGAGTCACGCCACCATTGGTCTTGGTGGTGACGTTGTACTGGGCGAGATCATACTTGGTAATGACGCTCTCCAACGCCTGCTCGTAGGCTGGCGTGGTCGAGTAAGCCTTCGACATATAATGAACGAAGTCCCGCCAATTGTCGCAGTGCGCCATCGCGAGCTTATAAGCCTTGACTTTGCCGGTCGCGATCAAGCGCCCCCAGCAATCGAACTCCTCGTTATCGTCCTTGAACTTCGCGAAGCGCTCGGTGACTTGTACATAGTTGCCGCTGATATACTCGTGCGAGACCGCCTCCACCAAAGGCAACCCTGGTAGCGCTTGAATGCCCAAGCCATTGTGAGAGCCGGGCGGCTCCAGCTTGCCGCACGCGCTCTCGATGAAATATTGGCCCAAGGCCACGCACGCGGGCGGACCCCACTTCTTCTGCGCGGCCTGGGCGGCGGCGATGACGCTGGCGGTAAACAGTCCTGACATGCTTGATCCTCCTAAAGGGTATTCGCCGCGTTCGCCTCGATCTGGAATTGCCCTTGAGCGGCGGCTTCAAGAGAACCAGTTCCATAGACAACCCATGACACCGTTCCGTCGCCAGCGGCGGACGTGTCCCACGTGCCTGTCCAAAGATTGTCATCGCCCTCGGTCATGGGCACGCTTACGTTTTGCTTGACGCCATTGAGATCGACAAATTGAAGCCGCGCGAGCGCGCTGGTCGGTTGATCGGTCCCCGTCGTTGGCGTGAACGTCGCGGAGATCACGAGAGCGTTTCCCCTGACAAACGATGGCATCATCAATCTCCGAGCGTTACCTCAACCGACCCCTCCGGGGCTAGGTTCACGACGACGGAAGGAGCTTGGATCATCACTCCCGCTACAACCCCCGTCGCCGTGAACACCACCTCGACCGTACCTTGAACACCTAGCGAAACGTCCGCCGCGCCCGCCAAGCGCTCATCGAGGATGCGTCCTCCATACCCGAAAACCTGCGAAATGCCAACAGCGGACGCCGCCCGGCCGACCTTTGTCGAGGAGAGCCCAATCGCCACGCCAACGCCGGCCGCCTGGGCGTTCCGAGCGACCTTGGCGGCCGAGACGCCATGAACCACGCCGGAGCCACTGGCGACGCCCTGCGCGCGTTGCGGCGCGAAACCATGGCCCAGGACAACACCCGAGCCCGTGGCGGCGGCCGACGCCTTCGCTAGCTTGGCGCTGACGCCCGTGGCGGCCCCGTGGCCCACGCTCGCGCCTGTCACCGCCTTGGAGGCCTTCGAGACGCCCAGCGCCGCGCCCGCGCCCAAAGCGATGGCGGCCGATTTCTTGATGGCGGCGGCGACGCCTAGCGCGACACCCATTCCCCGCGATAGCCCTATGAACCCACGGAACTGCCCACCCACGGCCGCGCCCACGGCGGTTCCCCGAGCCACGCCGATCATGGACGCCCGCGTCGTGGCCGCGCCCGCGACGGACACGGAACCTGTCGCCGCTCCCGCGCCATCCTTTGTGATCCGACCGAAAGCAGTGACAATGGCCGCGCCGACAGACGCTCCAATGGGCGAAACGAGACCGACCCCGCGAGCGAGAACCGTGGCCGATCCCGAGGCCTCCGCGAGCAACGATCGCACGACCTTGCCGCGAAACACGCCCACGGCCGCGCCTAGCGCGGAAGCCGCCGTTCGCGCCGTAGATCGACCGACGCCAGCGACCGTCGACAACGAAGCACTGGCGGCGGCTCCGATCGCGCTCTCCAGACCACCGGCTTGAACCAGGGACACGCCCTCGGCTTGCGCCGTCCCCGACCTTACGCCTTGCCCAAAATAACTCGTCGTCGCCGTCCCCGTCGCGGCTCCAACCGACGCGGCGCTCGCGGCGCTGACGCCAAGAGGCGTTCCTTGGCCCGTGGCGGTGCCCCGCGAGCCCGCGAGCACGGCGCTGATAGCCTGCGCCAGGGAGCTTCCCACCGCGCCACCGATGGCTCCCACGGTCGAGTGTCCCACCACGGACGACGAGCCCGAGGCGGAAGCGACGGCGGGACCAAGCGGAACTCCAACGACGGTTGACGAGCCCGCCGCGCTGCCAGCGCCTTGCCCAGACGGCAACGTCGCGGCGATATCGTCCGCGATGGGGCCGTCAGCTATGGGTCCCGACGCGATCGGCATCCGTCAATCCTCAAGGAGTGAACATGCCGCCAGTGATGACACGAGCACGATACGAGCACCCCGCCACGCTATCGGTCACGAGGTAGATCGTAACAGTGCCTTCCATCTGAACATTGACATCGGCATGGATGCCCGAGAGCATGCCATCAAACAAACAATAAATACGATTATCCGAGCTACCCACGCATACAATGGTGGGCATGAGCTTGTGGTGCCCAGCCCAATTCTGAGGCGACGAGCCTCCCGTGCTCACGATGTTGTTGTAGTTGGAACTCGCATAATAGTTGATCGCGTAGTTGCCATCGTTGCCCACGAACACGACATATCCGGTCGACCCGCCATCCACGCTGACGCCCAAGAGCCCGTTGGCCGAGAGCGCCTTATGCACATAGCCATCGATCTCAAGCATCTGCCCAGCGCCGAGACTGAATGTTTGATCGGATATGTACGTTCCCGCCGCCCCGAAAATCGTCCCCGTGCTTCCGAACGTCAGCGCGGTCCAATCGCCTTGATTGGCCGCGATGTCTTCCCCCGCGTCGATCACGCTCATGATCGCCGCCGATGTCAAGCTCAAGAGAGTGCCCGTGCTACTCGCTGACAATGAGCGCGTGACTGACGTCCCCGACGCCGTGTAGGTCGCCATGCCGACCTCCCACGCGTTTCCCGTGTCGGTAAACAGATATCGGAACGTGTCGCCGTCCACCCCACCCGCCGCCGCGAATGTTTGATACCCGCTCGACGCGCTGCTCAGCGTGACGCTGCCCGTCCCTGGCGTTCCAGAGACGGTCATCCGAACACGGTCCAAATATCGCCGCGCCACGGGGCTAGCTCTCGGTAATCGTGGAGCTTGTCGTGAGCTGAGGAGTTACTCCATTCGCGACGCTGATATTGGGCGTCACGGTGCCAGAGTAGAGGATCTGACCCGATCCCGAGGAGGCGGTGCCGATCGCGAAGTTGGTGATGGTGTTCGTCCCTCCAGTGCAAGCGGGAAACACAATGGCCGCCACCGGAGACACCACGTTGCTGCTGACAGTCCAACCGCTCGTGCTCCGCGCCACCGCGACGCGCGCGTAGCTCGTGTAGGTTGCCTCGTTGCTCGATTGATTGCCCGCGCTTGTCGGGTCCGAGGTGTGAAGGCTCACATAAAGGCTTGTGAGCGGTGACGACGCGGCGTTATCCGCGATATTCGCGATGGCCGTCGCGTTGAAGATCAACTTCAAATAGGCGTTTTCGAACGTAGCTCCTTTACCCATAATTTTTATGTCCTTATTGTCTGAAGTTACCAAACGATGTCATGCCGCGTCCGATGATATCGTTCGGCTTGACGCCAAGGGGGACGCCCAGCGCCTTGGCAAGCGCCCCCGATTGCATATGCTCTTGGATCGCGTCTTGCAAATTCACGGCTGGCGGCGGGATGCCGGGATGGTCCAGCCCGAACTGGGTCGATTGCCCAATCCACTTGGACAGGTCTTGGTTGTCGCCACGCGAGTACGCCTGGATCATGTGACGCGTGATGTTTTGCGAGCGCAGCTCGCGCAGATTGGTCGCGCCCTGCTCGACACGCCGGCTCTCGTCGTATTCCTCCTCCTTGGCGGGATCAATGCCCAAGGCGGTCGCCATGATATCTTGCGCGTTCGCCGTGATCGGCAGCTTCACGCCGTTCTTGTCGACGAAGCCACGATTGGCAAGCCGCCCGGCTTCGAGCGGTCCCTTGACAATTTCGGGAGCGATCTTGATGAGCCCATCCATGATGTCGCCGTTCGAGACATCGCGCAGGCCCGCTAGCACATTCATCGCGAGCCCGGCCGACGAGCCCGCCATGGTCTTGAGGTAGTCCTTCTCGGCATCCTCCATCTTACGCTTTTCCTGGAGGAACTGCGTGCCCGGCAGGAGGTTCTGGTCGCCCAGATGCGAGAAGTCAACGCCTAGGGCGCGCGGTAGTCCCCGGGCGATGACCTCCCCGACATCCTTGCCAAACGTGTTCGAAAGGAAGTTCCGGTAGGACGCGTTAACGTCGAAATCGTCCTTGCCCGTGAACCAGTCCGCGAGCCGATCGGCCGCGCCCGCGAACGCGCCCGCGAAGGGCGCTCCCAACGTGCCCGCCAACGCCGTCGTCGCGATGAGGTGGCCAGCGAGGAACTTCCGCGCCTCGGCCGCCTGCTCCGGGCCGTTGCGACCGAACGCATCGCCAATTTCCTTATGCAACTTCTCCAGCATGCGAACCTTATAACCCATGAACTGATTGATGAGCGGGCCGGCCGCTCCAAAGAAGCCGCCCTTGCCCGCCGCGCGCGGGTTGTTCGCGGGGTTCCAGTCAAACTGAGAACCTTTGATCTTATCGCTGATGAATTGATGGAAGCCGTCGCTTGTCAGCTCGCCATTCGTCTTATAGCGCGCGGGCACCTTGTTCGGCTGATTGTTCGCGAGATCGCGCGCCGCGAGCGCGGTGAGCACGCGAGGGAACATCTCGGAATAAAGACCAAGAGTGCTCGACCACTGCCTGATCTTGCCCAGCGACGTGCTCGCGTCGATATGCCCCTGCATCGCGTGCGTGTAGGAGCTGAGGTTGAAGTCACCTCGGTTCGAGTGATGCATGATGAAATTAACATCGCCCTGCGGCACGCCCTCCTTAAGGAGCTGGTCGCGCGACAGACCGAACGTCGCGCTCTCCGGTCCCTTGAGCGTGGCGCGCATGACCTTGAACGCCGGGTTCGTGGCCCCCGAAATCGCCTTCGCCGCGTTGACAAAGCCATGGGTCTTTCCCAGCTCGGGCCATGTCAAGGAGCCAACCTGCGACATAAGCGTCAGGAAGTAAGCCGGCGACGTGCCGACCTCGATCGAATGCGTCAAGCCTCGGATGACATCCATGGTCGGCGTCGGCAATGTCCACGCGCGCTGAGCCTCGCGGGTCATGAGTTCGGTCGCCGCCTGATGCGCCGCGATGATTTGGTCCGAGCGCACGTTGTCCATGCCTTGCTTCAAGCCCGTGACTTGATCCTTGATCGCCGCCGCCGACGCGCTTATTTGGCGCTGGGTCGACAGGTTCCCGAGCGCGTTCGAACTGATCGCCGCGCGCTTCGAGGCGTTGTGGATCATGTCCTCGTCGAAGCCTTGCACGTTCGCGCGCCGCTGGTAGATTTTGCGCACGGAGCTGTCGGGGAGCATGTCCAACCAAGTCGCGTACTGTTGATTGACGAGCTTGTCGACCGCGACCTTGTAGTTCGCCTTCTCCTTGTCCGTGGCCGTGGCGGGCAGCTCGGGGATCGCGGCCCGCGCCGCGTCGACCGCGCGCTTCACCCACGCGGGCGAGACCGCGCGCTGCACGTTCAACTGGCTGATCGGCCCACGCGCCACGGCTTCGCTCTTGTCGAACGCGCCTTCCTTGTGAAGCTGGGCGATCGCCTGATAAAGGTTCTCCATCTGCGCGGGCGTCTCGACGCGCGCGTAGAAGCTATTGTTGTCGCCGTTCTGGCGCAGCGCGATGTTGTGGAAGCCCGACTTCTGAAGCCGCTCCTCCACCTTGGAAATCGCCGCATTGTCGACCACACCTTGTTCGTTGGTCGGCAGTTTCGCCGAGACATAGTAGTCTCCTTGCCGGCCGAGGTGAAAATTGGGCGCGCGTTCCAAGTTGTCCAACCCATCCTGCATGTCGCCACGTAGCGAGCGCAGCAGCGCCCGATCCACGTTGCTCGCCTTGAAGGCCTCGGGGTCGCTCTTGCGCGTGCTCTCCAGCGCTGTCCGATACGCGTCGATCCCACCAGTCATCTTATTGACCACGTCGCTCCAGTAGGCGCTCGCGGCGCTCGGGCTGTCATGCAGCTCGCTCGCGTACTGGAACTTCGCGAAGGGGTCGCCCTCGAACCCGGCGATGCCCTTGTCGGCGAAGCCATTCTGGATGACATCATCCATGGAGACCGCCATCTTATGCAGCAGATGCGCGTCGTTGGCGTCTTTCCACGCTGAATACGCCTTGTCGCTGCCATCGCGCTTGGCTTGGTTCCACTTTTCATTGGCGACCGCCGTCTCGGCCCTCAAGGCCGCCGCGTTCTTCTCGCCAAACAACCACTTATGCTCCTCCCAAGGCCGGCGCGGATCGACGTTCAGTAACGTGTATTTCATGAGATCATTGATGTTTTCGCGCTGCTTGGGGTTGAGCGCGCTCGTCAGCCGATCGGCCGCGCGCGACACCTGGGCCATCGCTTGGGCGCGAAGCGCGCGATCATCCCTGATCTTTACGAACGGGTCCATCGCGGGCACGAATTTCTTGTAATCGCCCGCGATGCCGGTATCCGTGCGCCACTGAAGGAACTGCGCGCGGAAGAACGGAAGAATGTTCTGCCCAATGCCCGCCGCCTCGCGCTTCAGCATCTCCGCGCCGTTCTCGCGCAGGCCTTCAAGCGACGACGTGAACTCCTTGAGCTTCGCGTTCGCGTCCTGGGGCGCGCCCGGCCGCACCGAGGGTGTCTCCTCGCCAAGGGAGTTGCGCGCCGCCGCGCCGCCACGGCTCAGGGCATCCGTTACGTCCATGACCTGATCGAACGCCGTCCGCATGCGCTCGGGCATGCCCAGCGCTTTGAAGACCATGTTCTTCACGGCCTGCCACATGCTGGAGACCCGCGACCCGGCCGCGATATTCTGGCCTTGTAGGAACTCCCTAAACCGCTGATTGCTGACCGCCTCGGCGATCATCTCCTTGGGGTTCGTGAGCCCATAAGCGGTGTTGTCGGGCGAGCGCGCCTTCAAGGTGTTGAAAATGCGTTGCGCCTCTTTCGAGGCCTCGCCACCCTGATCGAACGCGTCCATCGTCGCCGCGTGCGTCATTTCATGCAGGAGCGACTGCTCCAGCCCAGACCGATCGTAAACATTCACACGCCCAAAGTCATGGTTGTAGGACGCCGCCACGTTCGCGCCGGCCATATTCGCCCTGGGATTGTCAAAGCGCACGCCATCCGGCGTCGAGAAGCGTAGCGACGGGTCCACGCCTCGCCGCGACAGATACGCCGCGAACGCCTTCACGTAGCCGTTGCTCCCCGCGAGCTTAAGGTAGTCCAAGACATCCTTGCCGGTGCCGCCTTGATTAATGATCTTTTCCAGGTCTTGATCCTGCGGCGTTTGCGGGCCGCTCTGCTCGGCGATGCGTGGGGTCTCGCCTCGAACGATGGCGTGAACCTGATCGAGCACGCGCGCCTCGGCCTCCGCGTGTGCTTGGATCGCCTTCGACGTGGCTGTATTCACCTGATCGTTGTAGCGGTCGTAAAGATTGGTTCCTAATTCGCGATTGGTCGCCAACTTTGGCACGGCGTTCAGAAAGTAATCGTCATCGATCTTGGAAAGCGGCCCCATGTCGCCCGCCTTCGCCGCCTTGATCGCCATCCGCACGCCGGACAAGCGCTCGTCATGCGCGTCGGTGAGGTCATCAAACTGGGCCTTGGCCGCGCCATAGCTGGGATCATCCTTCTTCACGCGCACGTCGCCCGCCTGCACCTTGCCCAGGGCCGCGCGCGCCGCGTCGAGCCGGTTCGTCAGCTCTTGGAGGGCTTCGGACGAGACTTGCCTGGAGGTGGCTTGGGCATTCCCTTGCCGAGCTTGCGGGGCAGCTTCGCTCCCTTGGGCGTTTCCTTCGCGAACTCCTTCGCCACCTGGGGATGGTTCGCGAACAGAAACCCCCGCTGCGCTTGGCTCTTGAACGGCATCCGTCACTCCTAGATCAGCCTTGGCGCGCTCGCCTTCCGCGACCTTCTGGATCGTATCGATGACTTTCGATGCTTGCTTGACGCTCTGCTTTTTACCGTCAAGCATCAAGGATTGAACCTTGTCGATTTGATCCTTGATCGCGGGGTTATCGCCAATATCGGCGCGCAACGCTTCGAGACGATCGAAGTTCGCCTTCTGCGCGTCGGGGATCGCGTCGCGCGGGCTCGCCGCGCCCACCGGCTGACCGGGCTCCTCGGCTCCCAGCTCCGTCGGCGCGACTAGCGGCGGCGTTTCGGCTTTCCCAGCCACGACCACGCCGTTGGGATCGTTGCCTTCAAGGATGTTCAGCTTGCGATCGGCCGCTATCCTCGCGAGACGCTTGCTGAGCGCGCCGTCGTTATTCTGCTGTTGCTCGGCCAAAACCTGATGCAGCGCGTCAACCTGAACAGGCGTTAGCGTCTCGGGCGGCTTTTTCCCCGCCTTCCATTTCATGACCTCGGTGCGCGCGGCCTGAAGGTCTTCCACGCTTGGAGGCGCTGGCGGAGAGACGTCAGCGCCCAGAGCGGGGGCTGGCTCAACGGCGGGCTCCGGCTCGATAACCGAGGGAGCCTGCGCCCCCACCGCTGGCGCGGGGGGCTCTGGCGTCGCCGCTAACGCGGGCTCCGAATACGGCCCCGTGGGCTCGGTCGCCTGGACGACTGTCGGCTGTCCAGGGATCTCCGGCGCGACGGGAGCGGACTCCGGCGCGACGGGAGCGGACTCCGGCGCGGGCAGCGCCAAGCGAGCGGGCGGACCCTCCACCTGAAGCTGAGCCGACGCGACAGGAGCGGGCTCAGCGGTCGGAGCGGGCGCGACAGGAGCCTTCATCATCTGATCGACAACACTATCCAGCGCCTCGGTCGAGATCGCCCCTGGAGGCGTCTTGGCAAGCGCTTTGGCAGGTTGAAACGCGTGAACGACGCCTCCCGTGAGGCCGCCCTGGAGAGCCCCTCCCAGCGCGCCCTGGACGATCTCCTGGGCACGATCCCCGATCGGACGGTTGGGATCGCCCATCTCTTGCGTAATGGCTGTCTGCGCCGCTCCCACGCCCGCCTGCTCGGCCGCCGACACCGCCGCGCCCTTGAACACGCGAGACGCCAGCGCGCCCTCGGCCGCCACGCCAACGCGATGCGCGAGCTGACCCGGCACGATCGCGCCCAGCGCCGCCTCGGGAACGCCCAAGGCCAGCGACTTCGCCGCGTCACCCTGGGAAAGATCGCCGCGCGCTTGTCTCGCCGCCGCGACGTTGCCACCGACCGCGAGAGGATAACTCAAGGCTCCCGCCGCGAGCGTGGAGCCGATCGCTTCAGGCGCGAGGGCCGCGCCACCCAGGATGCCGACGGTCGACGGAACCGCTTTCGCGACTTGGTAAGCGATGCCGCCCAAGGACCATGGATTGTTTTCGTATTGCGAATTCGCCGCCGCGCGCTCGGCCGCTTGCTGCTGGGCCGCGAATTGAGCCGCGCCACCCGCGAGGCCGTTCAGCCCAACCGCGCGCGCCGCCGCCTCGCCGAAACCGCCGATATCCTGGAGCGCGCCATGAAAGCCGGACGACAAACCCGACGTGATTGGGTTGCCGGTGCCCGTGGCCTGCGGCATCCCTCCGGCTTGCGGGTCCCGCGCGCGCATGTAATCCGCCAGCGACGGCGCGTTCCCCAATGGAAAGTACGTCGCCGCGAATGATCCAGGATCGTTGAACGTCGCCATGCAGTCCTACTGAGCGTTGGGGTCGGGTTGAAAGCCGAGACCCGTGATTTGACGAAGCAGCATCTCGTACGGCGATGGGTTGCCTGTCTGGGCCGCCCGGCTCTCCTCCATCGCCTCAAGCGCCGCCGTCGCTTTCGAGCGAGGATCGAGATAATGCTGCTGGCTCCACATGCGCTGAAGATCACCCTTGGTGACGCCCTCGGCCTGCGCTTGATTGACGAAATCCTCGGCGGTGTGCACACCGGGATGCATGATCGCGCCACTCGGCATCATGTGGCCGCCCGTGGGGAGTTGCGACGCTTGAAGCCGGGGAGCTGGCGCGGGCTCCCGCGCCGGGGCCGCTGAACCTCCACCGATGCCCAGCCCATTGCCGATGTATGCCGCGAGCGCGGGGAGCCCCGTCGTATCGAGCACGCGGGAGCCGAGATCGGCCGCGCCGGCCCCAATCGCTTTCGCCCCAAGCAGCGCGGCCGGATCGCCCTGGCGGTAGGAGTTCGCGACATAATGCATGAGCGATGGCTCGACCGCGCCCGTGAGCGCGCCTTCTCGTTGCACCGCTTTCGCGCCGGCTTGCTTGTCGCCCATGAGCGCGGGAATGACCGCGTTCTGATTGATCCCTTCCGCGAGCATTCCAAGACCGCCAACACCTTTCGCCATCCCGCCCGCCACCTTGAGGGGAGCCGCCCCTTGGACGTTGCTGAAGAACCGACTCATGCCCGAGCCACCGCCCTCGCCCGACATCGCCATGGCTTCAAGCGAGAGATCGGCCGGAGCAGCGCCTGTGGGGGCGACATACGGGCGCGCGGAGACTGGGCCTTCATCACCCATGACCATTTGCGCCGCCGCGTCGCGCGAAGGCGGCGCGCCTCCAATGCGAGGCGCGGATTGAGTCGGCGCGGCCGGCTGAAACGGCTGCAACACCCTCGCGAGATCGCCGGGCTGACGCACGAGCGAGTTCACGTCTTGGGGTGGCGGTCCCATGAGCCGTGGCGCGTTCGGGTTAACGCCCGTGGTCAAGGCCGGCGCTCGGGGAGGCGCGGGAAGGCCCAATGGCCGCGCGGTCGAAGGCCCCGTCAACTGGAGTGGGGGAGCCGCCGCTCTCGCCGCCGCGCGCTGTTGGAGCCCTTCCACGATGTCATTAATCGTAAATGGCTTGATCTGCGACGCGCGGGGCACCTCCGGTATCTCGGGCGTGGCGCGCGCGGCGGCCATCGCGTCGAGACGCGCCTGGATGTCGTTCACGCTGAACGGAGCCTCCGGAGGCGCGGGGCCGCCAACGCGCTGACCGAACGACGGAGCCTGCGGCGCGGGCTCAGGCGGTAGACCTTGTGGGGAAGGCGCTTGATTGACAAACCGCGAAATGCGTCCAGGATTGACCACGTTCGATTGATCCGTGACCAGCGTCGCCGGGTCGGGCGCGGGGTTAATCCCAAATCCCTTGATCCCCGCCAGTCCTGGGCCCTTGGGGGCGGCCGGGGCGGCTGGAGCAGCGGGGACCGGACCCGTGGGGGCCACGGGAGCAACCTGCGCGGGGGCTGGCGTCGACACGGGCACCGGAGCCTTCGCGCCAAACAAGCGGTTCTTGGCGTAGAGCGCGCCAAGCGTCAGGCCCGCGCCCCCCAGCGCGCCACCCATCGTGGAACCTCCCTGAGCCTGGGGAGCGGGCACGTAGGCTGGTTGAGGGTCCTGATAATACTGGACCGGTTGCGGAATGTTGATGATCTGCGGCATCAGTAACCCTCGCCATCTCTTTCCCAAGAAAAGCCGTTGCGCCCGAAGCCCCACTGCATGGGCGTGAAAAACTTCCGAAGCATCTCGCGCCGGACTTCCTCGCAGTGCTCCGCGAAGCTATTCTTGTATGCCTGGGCGCGCTCGGGATCGCCCATGTCTTTGTCATCGATCCGTAGCGCGAGATAGGCCGCCCAGTCCAGCATGTCGAGCTGGTAGTCCTCCGGAATTTCGGGGGTCGCGGTCAAATTGTCCGCCTTGCACCTAACAATTGGTGTGCGGCACACGCGCATATTGATGATAACTCCGCTATACGCCGCGAGCGGCGCGGGGTAGATGCGCAAGTTCATGACACTCTGCGATCCGCGCCCCGTCGCCGTCACGCCTTCATCGGTGCCATAGGCCAGCGGCTTGCCGGGCGGAAGCTGCGACAACTGACTCGGGTCGAAATAGTAGGGGTCGGGCATCGTGTACGTGCTGAACGCGCTATGCCCAGCGCGCGCCAAGTCCGCGTTGTCACCCGTGAACTTCGCCGAAATCACCGCGACGACGCTCGGGTCGAGCGGATAATAAATCTGCCCGACAACAGTCTTGATCTGGCAGCACTGCGGGGTCGTGAAGTCACGAATACAGAGCGACTTACGCGCGAACCGGCGCTGCGCCTGATCGATATAGCGAAGAAGCGTGGTGTCCGACCAAAGATAGTCGGAGGCTCCGGCAACCTGATCCGAGCGATCATGGAGGATGTTTTCTCGAAGCTCGCATAGCAGTTCGCCGAAGTCCATGATGATTTCCTTTAAGCCGCGACGTTCGAGGGACCGACGAACCGGAAGGGGAAACGCTGACGCGGGCGAGACCCGATGTAACGATTGGTCTGCGGGTCCTTGGTCGCGACATGCGTGATGGCGTGCTGAAGGATTTCCACGACGCCGATCGGCACGCGCACCTCGTAGCCGGGACGGATCATGAAGCCCTCGCCATTGAGGCCGACGAACAATCCCGTGGGCGGGATATCCTCGTTGTCTTCGAGGATTATCTTCACGTACTCGCGCGCCCTGGGAGTCACGGCCACCAGCTTCTCCAGGGCGGCCTCCGCCATCGCTTCATCCTTGGCGGGCGGGATATTCGGGGTCAATCCAGTCTTGGTCATGTCATGTATCCTCATCGGCGTCAGCCGCCGCTAGCTTGAACGACGTATCATAGGAACCGTCGCCATCATCGTTTGGTATGGCTTTCTCGATGTTGTCCGTCAAGAACTTGAGAACTTCCTTGGCGGTCTTAAACACAAACGTTTTCGAAGGGTCCTTGTACGGAAGATACTTGTCGCCCTTCGCCGTCGAATTCGTCTTGTCGCGGTCGCGATTGTACTTGACGATCGCCGGATCATCAATGACAACCGTGTATCCATTGGTCTTGCGCGCGACCCGAATGCAGCAATTATCGTCGCCGTACATGAATGCCTCCAACAAAAAAGGCGAGCCGAAGCTCGCCCTCGGCCACTTAGGAAGTGGAGGCTTTAGCCTTCGATCTGGAACCGAATGGCCTTGCTAGTGCCCATGGCGGTCGCGCTGAACGTGACGCGGTAGTTCGAGGCCGTCCCGCTATCGGGATCGGACACGACGATCGCCGAGCCGGTGTCAAGCGCCTGTCCGGTGCCCAGCGTGGTCTTGATCGACTGCGTCGTCGCCATGCCGTACTGCCATTCCCAGATGAGACCATCCGTGGTGTTGATGATCTTCACCGAGGTTGGACGAAAGCCGGCGTTGACCTGAACCGCGTTGCCCGCCGAGGTGAAGAAGCCGTTGATGCGCTCGCACACGCCGCCCGCCTTGTAGCAAGCCGCCGCGATCGTCGCGGGGCCAGTATAGGTGGACGGGATCGTCGCGACACTGAGAGCCGGATCAATGATGTCAGTAGCCATTCTATAAATCCTCTCGAATTAGGGAAAGTTAGCCCCGCGCCTACATAGGGCTAACAAAGGATTACGCCGTGCAGCCGACTTCGAGGCGAGCCATGAAGGCATCCTGGAGGATCACGGTGCCGGTCCAGAGCTTCCAGCCCACCGTGCCGCGCTGGGCCAGCGGGTCGCCCGACGCGGGCTTCGGGTTCACAACCATGGGCGTCATGGAGGACTTGCCCTTGAGCGGCACGATACCGAACGCGTCGCGACCAAAGATCAAGATCGGATACACGTCGATATTGGTGCCGCCAACCGAGCGCAGGCCCGTGGCCCCCACCGCGACGCCGGTCCCGGTGAAGGGCGCGATGATCGTGGACGTGAGATACCGAACCTGCTCGACCGCGCCAATCTCGCCCTCGAAGGGACTCGTGTGCGGGCCATAGGACGCCACCGGCACGAAACCCGTCATGTTGCGGATGTCGCTCTCCAGGTCGGGGTGGCATACAGCGAAATAGGCCGCCTCAACCGACTTCGTGTTGAAGTCGGGGTTCGACGCCACGACCTGACTGATCTTGCGCGCGTTCTGACGGTTGAGGCCCGTGGTCACGCGGCGCTGGTCGGCGAGCGCAACCGCCGTCGCGACGCTGGAACGCCCCGAGACGACATTCGCGTACCAGACATTGGTGCCCGCCACGAGCACGTTGAAACGCAACGTCTCGACAGTGACAGCCGCCTGCTCGCCAAGGATGTCCGTCGCCTGTGAGAGCACCGGGTCCGTGTGCGTGTCCTCGATCACGTCGGTGATGGTGACGAAGTCGCCGTACTGCGCGAGCGTGACGGTGTAATCTTGGTTGGTAAGCAGCGAACCCGACGGGGTCACGCCTTCCACCAAGGGGGTCGTCGCCAGGGGGATAAAGAAGCCCGTGCCCGCGCCGTTCACGCCAGCGCCATTGTCGGGACCCGCCGATCCGCCCGCGCCGGTCAGGAAGTAGCGACGGAACTTAGCGGTCTGCGTCGAGTTCGTCGGCAAGGTGTAGGTCTGCCCAAACTTCTCCAAATGAAGATACGGCATCGCGCGCTTGAGCATCCGGACGACGCTGTAGGCGGCGACGGCCGGCGAAATATCACCATAACCAGTTACGTTAGCCATGTCCTAGGCTCCTTGTTTGATCTCAGGATTTGTCCATCGCCGCCAGCGCCTTTTGGAACGCCCCGTCGAAATCGAGGGCATCCGTGGGAGCCGTGGGCGTCGAACGCTTCGATGAGACTGGGGCCAACCGAGCCGCCGCTTGCTTGGCGGCCGGGGACAGCTCTGCATCTTTCGTCGTCTGCGCGGGCTCGGCCGATTTGGCGACCGTTCCCGTGTCTTTCCGATATCGCTCGATCAAGTCAGTAACTTGTTCGAGGGTTCCCTGCTCGATAACATGCTTGTAAGCGGGCTGCAAGTACGCGGGCTGTTTGTCAACCCAAGAAACGACGCCATCCCTGATATCGTCGTAATCGTTCACATGCGATCGCAAATCATCCAGTTGCGCGCGCTCGCCCATGGCTTGAGCGATTTCCATTACCGGCTGAATTGTTTTCGCGACCTCGGCGAAAATATAAGGCACCAACTGCGCCACGGTCGCGCGCAACTGTATCTGCATGGCGCGCGCGGGATCGGGCCACTCCGTCGCGAAGGCGTGCAAGAACGCTGTTTCTTCCGACGAATAGACTTGCGCCTGATGCTGTTGAACCTCCGGCTGCGGCGCGTCCTGGCGCATGACCTTGGCGAAGGCCTGCGCGATGTCGTCGGCGCTCGCGAGCTTGGGTTCCTGGGTTGTGGGAGCCGGCTCGGGTTCCGAGGTCTTGGTCTCGCCCCCAGCCGGCTTCTTCTCCTCGCCTTCCTTGGGCTCCAAAGGCGCGACAATCTCGGTCTTGACCTCTGGGGCGGCTACCTGCTCATCCGTGCGCGGAGCCGGATCGAGCGGCGGCTTCCCGTCGTTCAGCGCGAGATCGTTGAACGCCTTCGAGAAGTCATCGTCCGAGTTTGCCTGGGCCGAGTTTTCTTCCAACGCCATGATACTTATTCCTTCTGAGTTTCAACCGGCTTGCGGTTGACCATGTGAATGATGCTCGCATACGCCCTGCCCGTGCCTTGCAGCCGGTACATGCGAACAGGGTCCAACTCGCCCATGAGATCAGACACCGCCTCCTCCTGGAACGACCCCAGGACCGCCAGGAACGCCTGGACCTCCGTTGTTTCCCTGCGGCTGTGAAGAAACTTGATCGCCTCCTCCCGCGCCAGCTTGGCCTGCCTGTCCACCTTGTCCTCCCATGATCGCCAGCGAGTTCTGAAGACCCTTCTCCAGTATCTCGATCGCGGACTTGATCGACGCGGCGTCCGACGCCGCCATGTTCTTTTGCGCCTGGGAAATGTCCTTGAAGCTTCCCGCCGATAGCTTGCGCACGTTCGCCTGCTGAATTTGATCTTGGCTCTGTTGCGCCGTCTGCTGAGCCTGCGCGCGCTGTCGCGCCGCCCGATCGCTGTCGGCTTGGCTAAGAAGCAGGTCGCCGAGATCGCGGACATCGAAGCGGGCCTTGACCAGCTTGCGCATGTCGACTTCCTGCTTCTCCTCGGGCGTGAGCGTGGCGGCCAACTGATCGACTTGCTGGCCCCTGATCTCCTTGGCGATCAGGCTCGTCGCGCCACGCGCGATCACGTCGTAATCCGCCTCGGGCATGAGCTTGGGATTGAACTTGCGATTAAACTGCACCATCGCCTGGATGATGCTCTGCGTCAGCCCATCGAACGAGCGCACGATATCCTTGAACGGCAGCGCGGCGTCGCCTCGGAGCATGGACGCGCCAGCCGCCGTTCGCATCGGCTCGCTTGGGGTCTGGCTCATGTCGCCACCCGTGGCTGGCCCCACGAACGTTTCGGTGTCCGCGAACTTCATAAACAATTCAATGATCTTCAGTAGCTCCGTCATGTGGCTGTTGATATCAATGTTCTTGACGGCGGGGAACTGCGCGTCCGGCCCCGTGCCCTCGCGATACCAAATCTTGTAGGCCGTGGTCGAACTCAAGTCCTGGTCGGCGCGCAAGAGGTCGGTGTTCAGCTCCAGGTTCGGACCGCACACCACGCTCGCGTTGTCCATGAGCATGCGCGTCGCCGCGCTGATCGCCATCTGGCTGTCGCGAATGTTGTTCGGCAGGCCCGAGCCGATCAACGAGGTGTCGTCCTCGTCAAACACGAACGCATGCAACGTGTCGACATCGATGCCCAACTCGACCCATGGATTGAGATCACACATGATGACGTTGCCGTCGATCATCCACAACTCCGCGTCGAGATGGTCGGCGACCTTGTCGTCGGGCACGTCCACGCCGGCCCAGCGCAGCCACTCGCCCGAGAGCTTGCCATGCCAGGAGATCACCTCGTATTTGCTGGTCTCCGTGCGAAGTTCATTAACGTTGACGCGCACGCCCATCGAGCGCAGGTCCAGCTCGAACGGTTGCGGCCGGTAGTTGCCGTTGGGGTTGCGCGTGAGATACTGGATCACCTGCTTCTTGAAGAACCCAGCGCGATCCGCGAGGTCTCGCACCTGCGCTCGCGACATCACCTGACGCACGAAGTAGCCGTCCATCTGGCGGAACTTCTTCGCCGACATATCAGGGTAGAAGTCCCAAACATCAAGGAACTCAAACACGGGCTTGTAGACCGTCGTGGTCGACGGAACTGGCTCGCCCTTGGCGTCCAGCTTCCAAACAACGGTCTCATCCTTGCGCGCGTAGGGACCGCGCAACAGTCCAAGGCCGTAGATAATCCCCGAGCGCAACACCTCGCGGTTGAGCGCCACGTAGTCGTAAGTCTGGTCGCCGCCGAGTTCCTGGAGCTGATCGTCGATCAGCTTGGATAGCTCCTCGGCCCGGCCGTTCGCGAGTTCCTGGCAGGCATCCATGACGTATTGAAGGTCCATGGCGGGCTGCACGCCGGCCTTCTGGTCCTTGGCCACGGCCTTGGCGATGGCCTCCTTGACATCCTTCTTGGATATGTCCGCGTTCGGGGCCGCCTTCAGCTCCCAGTTACGCTCGTTGCCGGGAAACATCAAGTTCATGATCCGCGCCAGGACCGAGATGCACTTAACGCGCGTGATCCTGGGGTAGGCGCGCGAGCGCCCGACGGACATCAGCTTGTCGATCTCGGGATCGTAGACCCCGAGATACTGGCGCTGGTTGCGGGTCCAGCGAAGCTCCGCGATCCGCCGATCGGACACGTACTGCCTGAACAGCCTGTCCATGTTCTGGCCGAGCTGGAGCAGGTCTTGCGGGTCGATCTTGCGGACGGGCGCGTCGTCGTTCGACGGCACCGTCTGCGCGGGAGGAAGAATGGTCGCGAGCGCGGTCGCCGTCGGGGTCATGCCTTAATCCTTGCCGAAGTCGGCCGAGCCCTTGACTTGGCTGACGTGAATGGGCGCGATGTAGCCGGTGACGACACGCGGCTTCTGATCCGCGTATTCCTTCTCGACGATGTCGTCGACCTTGGCGCGGATCACCTCGGCGTCCATCTTGTCACCGACATCGACCTTGGCCACCTGCCCTTCGTCTGGCTGTATCTCATGGACATAGAGATCGCAGTTGGAGTGGACATGGAACGACCGGACCTCGCCAGCCGAGACCACGATCTCCTGCTCGCTCTTGACCTCCTCGTCCAGACCCCACTGGATCAAGGTGACACGCACGGGCCAGCCGTGATTGGCCTTGACTTGAACCTCGGTTGTCATTCCTCGTCCTCCTCGTCGTCAACATGCTCGACCTCGTCCTGAGGCTTCTCGCCCACGATGCCGTCGCCAGGACCGACGACGCGCTCGTGATGCCCAGGGCCACCCGTGACGGGGTTCTTGCCGGCGTGGCTCGCCATGGCCGCCACGGCGATCTTGTCGGGCTGCGCCTCGGTCGGGTTGATCTCATGGATGGCGATATCGCATGTCTGCGTCGCCGTGACCATGTGCGTGCCCCCGGCCGCGATGATGATGCTCTCATCGAGCATCGTCACGCCACCCGTGGGGTGATTGTTGAACCGCACGCGGACGGCGTGCTGGTCGGATGCTTGGATGGTGATGCGCGTGGTCATGTCACTCGCTCCTTGGCGGACCTCAAGTAAAATGGTAGGGAGCCCCGAACGTTCGGGGCGGCGTGAACACCTTGCCAGAAGACGCCATGCCTCGCAACTCGCGCGCCGTCTGCTTGTGGAAGTATCGACAGGCGTAGCCGAAGCTGTCGCCATGATGCGACCATTCATTCTTCTCGGGCTCGCCGCGTTCCGTGCTCTTGGGCGTGGACAAGTCGAACCGCCAGCCGCCCTTCAGCGCGCGGACGAGCCTCGGGCACTCCTTGCCGTCGATCTGGAGCCGAGGCCCAAGGTCGGTGCTGGTCGTGCAGAAATAGTCAATGGCGTTGAGCCGCATCGGGAGCCGGTTGTTGCTCTCGATCGCGACATCATAGACCTTCTTGATGACATCCACCACCGAGCGCTCGTCGGACTGCGACCGGTTGTTGGCGGCGGGGTCGGGAACCACGAGCACCTGGGCGTCGGGGAACCGATGCCTGATGTAGGGCTTAACGTGGTCGCGCAGCGCGCGCTCTATGCCGACGCCGACCAGCAGCAACTCGCCGAGCACGAGCAGCCGGCCATGCGCGTCCTCCTGGCAGAAGGTGAAGACCGTGCCAGCCAACCCAGGGTCAAGGCCAATGATGAGCCGCCGATGCGGATTATATATCAAGGAACCCTTGGCGACATGCTGTTCGGGCCTGAAGCTCTGCGCGACCGGCCTCCCCGAGACGCTGAAGCCCCACTCGGCGTCGATGAACTGCTTCTTCCAGGCGTCGGACTTGCCCTTGGCTTGGTTGATATAATACTTGTTCGACCCATCGTAGGGCGGCAAGTTGTCCAGGTTCTCGGCGTCGGCCTCCAAGCCTCCTGGCTGATGGTAGTAGGTCGCGTTGATGTCCTGGCCCGCCGTGGCGTCGTGGAACTCCTGGACTTCCTCGCTCTCGAACGTCCGATGCCGCCTGACCCTGGTCGCGTCGTGCAGATAGTCGAACCACCAATTATCTTCCGTGCTCGGGTTGCTCGCGCCCCACATGCCCCAATTGGTTGGAGGCGCGGCGCTCGGCGGCCGATAGCGTCCACACCGCGCGGAGAGCGCGTCAATGATCTCCTTCGGTATCTGGACGAACTCATCAAGGACAGCGAACGTCACTTCGAGCGACAGCACGCGCGCGATGTCCTGCGCCGTGTCGAGCGGCCGGAACAGCACCTCGCACTCCACGTCGTCCCAGCGCATGTTGAATATCTTGTCGGTGGCCCGCCAGTCGCCAGCCTGCCCATCCTTGAACCAATAGTTCCACGAGACCAAGGTCGTGTCCCGAAGCTGCGGCGCGGTGTTTCGCACCACGACCGCTCGGGTTCGCCGAATGCCGTCCGAGCTGCGCTCCTGGAGCTTGGCCATCGTGACCAGCTTCATGAAGATCGACGTGGTCTTGCCGGAGTTCCCAGTCACGAACACGCAACCATTATGCCGCGCCAAAAAATAAGTGGTCGGAGTGCCAAAACAATATTGCTTGCCGTTCACGGCCGGCACGCGTGTTGTTTGTGTGCTTTCGCGAATATGCACCGTCGATTTTCGCGAGCCCTCCGGCGAGATGTGTACAGTGTACACCATCGCCCAACCAGAATTGCGCGGATCGTTGTATGTCGATATGGTGGCGCGTCCGCCACAAGCATGGGCGGCATATTGGATAAAATCCGCGTCCCCTTTCGCCGTGGATGTATACCGCGTATCCGCGCCCTCGAACAGCCCGTCCCAGTGCTTGACCTCGGCCAGGATTACTTCCAACTCAACCGCCGTGGCTCTCCACCACGACCCTTCGAACCTTTTGCCCACATACGGAGACTGAAATCGGAAAATCGTCTCGGTCGGACGTTGATCGTAGACCGCCTCGCGCCACTCGATGCCTGCCTCGCTCAAAAGTTGTCGAATGCGCTCCTTCTTGCGCGCCTTGCGCAGCACGATATGGCACGACGTATCGCGCGCCGTGGACCCTGGGCTAGTCGCGGGAAAGTGACCATCCGCGTGGATCGCCACGGCGAGTCGCAGCACGGCTTCCGGCATCCCCGTGCCCCGCGTGCCCGAGGGAACAAACGTGGTCGGCACGCGCCTTTTCGACCGATGCCGCGCCACATGCCCAGCGGGGGCTTCGGCAAGCTCTCCGCGAGCGTCGTAATAAACCAAGCGATGATTGTCGGACAAAACCATGGACAACGAATGCTTGTTTTTGAAGTGGATCAAGGTTTCCGCCTCGCCGACGATGTACCGCGAGGGCGCGACGAAACTTAACGCCTCGCCCTCGGGCTCCCATTGCGCGACGAGATCGCCGGGCGCGTAAGCGTCCATGCGCTTCCATCCTTCGGGAGTCAGAAACTCGCTGTCGCCGGAAAGGGGGCCGACCGGGCCGACGACCCAATCGTAAAACAGCTCGCCTGGGCGATAATGCTTGATGAATGCGCGCAAGATCGGAGGCGGCTTGTAGGTGATCGTGCTCACAACGATACGCCCGCCGCCTGGATGAAAAGCTGATCGACCTGGGCGCTCGACAGGTTGAGCGCTCCCGCCAGCGTGGCGAGCGTCGGTGACGCCCGGTCAAGGTTGGCGGCGGTCGCCCAAAACAATGTCAAGACACTGTTGTTGGCCGCCGCTATCGCCGCGTCCGCCTGGGTCAGGAGACCAGCCGCGCTTAGGGCCGCCTTGGCTTGCCAGAGCGCCACGGTGTCCGGCACGACGGGAACCACCTGGGGCGGCTCCCAGGCGCTACCCACCAACGTCCAGCCCAAGCCCGCGCCCACGGGCAAGCTCGCCATGGGGATCATGGTCTGTCCTGGCTGCGTTGCAAGAGTCGTCACGCCATCCCATGCAATGACATTCACGACGACATTTCCGCTCACGACCGCGTAGCTCATTCTCTCCGCCTCCTTGGGATGATCTCTTACGCGAAATACTCAATGATGACGAGCTGCCCCGCGCCACCCGCGCCACCAGCCCCCGCCGTGCCCACGGCGTTGACCGACGACCCGCCGCCACCGCCACCCCCCGATGGCGCGCCACCCACTCCGCCCGCTCCCGCCGCCCCCGTCAGCGACGAGCCGCCGCCCCCACCCCCACCACCACACTGGTCAGGCGCGGCGGCGGTTGTCGAAGCCGACCCAGGGCTACCCGCTCCACCAATCGCGCCTCCCGTGCCACCGCTGACGGCGGGAGGCGCGGCGGCGTTGCCCGCGACGATGCACGGTCCACCCGCCCCGCCAACATTGGCCGCGCTCCCGGTCAGCCCACCTCCCGCGCCACCTCCCGCGCCGCCCGACCCCAACCCCCCACCGCCCCCCCACCCCCGCCCGCCCCCCCCCCCCCCCCCCCCCCCCCCCCCCCCCC